CCCGCCGGCCCCGCAGGGCCAACAGGCGCCACTGGCCCTGTAGGTATTGGTTTAGCTTTAGCATTAGGTTAGGAGATTAAAATGGCAGACGTATTAAAAAGTGTGGGATACGCAGTGGTTCACTCTGCTATTACTCATGACGATAATAGGGCATTTATTGGAGCCTCAAGTAAAGCCTACACGATTATCGGGCTACAAATTGCAAACATCCATGCTACGGATGCAGCCACATTGGAATGTAAGATAGATAGCGCGGCTGGTGTAGACAGTACAATCGTCAAGGACATTAGTATTCCGGTTAAGGATACCTTGAGTCTATTGCAGGGGGGCAAGCTGGTGTTGAATGCTTCAGACGTTCTCAGGATGAAAGCAGACGCCAGCACAAAGCTGCAAGCAACGATTAGTTATCTAGAACAGGACGTATAATATGTCAGGTTTTTTAACGGGCAACATAACAAACGTACAAGCATCTCAGATTTCTAATGATGCTATAGATAGTCAACACTATGTGGACGGCTCTATTGATACTGCCCACATTGCTAATGCAGCAATAACGACTGAAAAAATTTCTGCTAGTTTTGCATCTGACAAAGATATAAGGGCGTTAGCTCTTGAGATGGCAGACGTTAAAGGTGTAGCGTTAAACTTTGCGAATGGTCAAGCTGACCCCTTCGACAGTGACACGATGGGTACTAAAGCAGGGGCCACAACGCTCTACGATGCTACTAATGACTATTATCACAATCCCGATTTTGAAGCTCTTGTTTCCGATGACTCTACAACGTGGGGTTCTCAAGCTCATATCTTGGGCGGCGGTGCAACAACTGGTCTTAATCCTGAGGCTGTTGATTTAGCAAACAGTAACAATAGTTGGTGGTATGCCATTGACTTTGGCTCTGGCAATGAAATGGATATTATTAAAGGCACAGCCACTTGGTCAGGGGGTTACAACGGAAATGTTGGAGGTGCATGGGAATACTCCGACAATAATAGTAGTTGGACTAGCGTAAACACTATTACCGGCGGTCAGACCACACCGATGGTCGATACATGGTCATCTGCTGGAGCGCATAGATATTGGCGATTAAGAATCGATTCATGGGATGGCTCAGCTGTAATTGCTGTTAATCAAGTCCGACTGGAACGAACGCCTGTTTCAACAGCTAACATGACCCTTACTAGTAGTGCATTGACTGCGGCTTCTGCACCGTCAAATGGTTTTATCACTGTTCAAGCCGACCCTGTAGATTCAGTAACAATCAACACTGATCTCAAGGCTGAAATTAGCAGGGATGGTGGTAGCAACTGGACAACCGTGACGCTTGTGGCTGGCGCAACAAACAGCAACTTCATCAATTATGAAGGCAGTGCCGACATCTCAGGGCAACCTAGTGGAACTTCAATGAAGTACAGGGTTACAACCCTTAACACCAAAGAAATCCGCGTCTCAGGCGTTGTATTAAGGTGGACATAATATGAGTAACTTTTTAAATTTTGCTGGCAATCAAGGCGTAACTTTTAAAGACCACGGCACAGGTGGCGGCACTTCATTCACGCTTGATGCTACTGCTAGTACGAACTCTGTGTTGCTCACGGTTGGGGGCATACTCCAATCTCCCGGCGTAGACTTTTCGGTAAGCGGCACAACAATAACAACGACTAGCAGCGTGACCAGTGGCGTTGAAGTTCTTAGTTACATCGTACACAAACCCGGCACCGCACCAACCATTCAAGATAGCTCTGTAACGCGAGGGAAACTCGATTTAGTTTCTACGTCATCCGCACCCGGTGCAACTATTAAAGGCGACGGGACTACAGACGGGTATATACAGCTTAACTGTTCTCAGAATAGTCACGGCATAAAACTTAAATCACCAGCACACAGCGCGGGAGCTTCATACACGTTAACCTTTCCTACGACGGATGGGAATGCAAACGAGTTTCTTCAAACAAATGGTTCGGGTGTAATGACATGGGCTGAAGCTGGCGGCGGTATTCTGTTGCAGATTGTCGAGATGACCATAGCCAAAGCCAATGGAACCACAACAATACCTTTTGACGATACTGTCCCGACCAATACCGAAGGAACGGAGATCGGCAGTCAAGCCATCACAATGGCCGACGACAGCAACAAATGCCTGATCGAAGGCCAGCTTCAAATTGGTATTGATGACGTTGCTTTCGGACCCATTGTTGCGGTTTTTCGCGGCAGCACAAATATCGGCACTTATGATTACGACCAGACCAACAGCCAAGCACAAACGCAGTCGATCCCCATCCATATTCTGGACAGCCCTGCAACGGCGGGATCAGTCACATATTCTGTGAGGATCGGCGTGCAGGGAAGCGCAACGTGGCGGGTAAATTTTGGGACGAGCGGTGATGATTATGGAGGATCAAGAAAGTCAACTTTATTCCTAAAGGAGATTTCAGCATGAGCGTAACAGTTTCTGGAAATATCTATGCTGGTGCTATTACACATAAATGGGCTGGCGCACTTGTGTCTTGCAGAAAAGATGATGACAAAACAATCGTGACTTTTGAATCTGGTTCATCTATCTCAGAGAAAACAGCCGATGAAATTTTAGCGGCTCAAACTGAATATGACGCTCACATTGCGTCAACGGCATACCAAGGTAAACGTGCAGCAGAGTACCCTGCAATAGGGGATCAACTTGATGACCTATACCACAAGGGTGCGTTCTCAGACGCAATGGCGGCACAACTAAAGGCCGTCAAAGACAAGTACCCGAAGGAGTAGAAGATGGCACAAACACTATTAGACCCTCGTATGCTTAACACCGCGCAAGCGTTGCCAGCTATGTCTGGAGCAAACCTTACTGGTATTTCTGTTGGCGACACTTGGACGTACCAATCTTCGCAAGCATTATCTTCTGGATCGGATCACACCTTTACCGGCTTTGCGGCGGGAACCAAACATATCTGGATCACTTGTCGCGCCCTTGATGTTACTGGCGATGCAAACCTAGAAGTTCTTTTAGGTGATGCTGGCGGTATTGAAACATCTGGGTATGTTAGTATTTCTGGGGGTAATGATGGAAGTAAACAAACAGCTACGTCACATTTTAATACAACTGGAACCTCTGGTAATTTTGATGCAAACCAATTGATGACGGGCGTTATTCAGTTAGTTAGGTCTGAAGGTAGTAGCACACATCAATGGTCGATTACCGGGTCTATTGGACTTCAGCACACATCTTCTTCTCATGTTACTTGCACTTTCGCCGGGACCAAGACGCTCTCGGCAGAACTCACTCAAGTGAAGATAGAGCTAAGTGGAAATGCCTTTCACAATAGCGGCACCATTATTGCGCATTCGGAGTGATCTCATGAAAAATTATATTGCAGTCGTTAAGACTTCAAACAACAAATTAGACAAATATGCGGACTTCGACAGCAAGTCTGATGCTGATGCCCATGTGGAAAAGCACGGAGGTTTTGTTGTGGAAAACCCCGGTGGTCACACCGACTATTGGGTTGTAGACGCATCAGCAAAAACAGTCACGTTCAACAAAAGCGCAAGCGATGCGGTGGCGGCGCGGCAAGTAATTATAAAAAGTATTGCGATCCTTGAAAATGAAATTACGCCTCGCCGTATTCGTGAAGCTATCTTAGGAACTGATAGCAATTGGCTTAAAAATAAAGAAGCAGAGATTGCTACAGAGCGTGGCAAGCTCTAAGGAAGGTGTGTTATTGACCCGCTAACAATTGCTGCCGCTATTGCTGCTACTAAAACTCTAGTAAAATCTGCTAAAGGTGTTCAAGAAATTGCTCATGGGTTAGATGGTTTATTCCAAGCAAAAGAACAACATGAGAACAATAAAGACCACAAAGCTGGTAGTTCAATTGGTAAGAAGAACAAAAGTATACTACAAAAACGTGCTAAGGATGATGGTTCAGAAACTTCAATGTCATCTGCTGCCGCTGCTGTCATAGAAGAAAAGCAACTTAAACAACAACTTGATGATCTTAAGACAGAGATTAACACGAAGTGGCCGTCTAAGCCGGGTGAGAAATCTACTTGGGAGTTAATACTAGAAGAACGTAAGAAACGAATTGCTGATAAGAAAGAACGTGAAAAACAAGAAAAAATTGATGCTGAAGAACGTGCAGAAAAACGTAAGGCTATGTTAATAGAAGTTGCTAAAGGTTTAGCTGTTATAGTTATTGCTGGTGGAATTGGTTGGTTTTTATATTGGGCTGCAACATCTGGACCAGCGGTGAGCTAACATGGAATTTGGTGTAAGAGAACTAGTACAATTTGGTACACTCCTTGCTTCACTAGCTGGAGCATTTGCAGTAGTAAAGTCTCAACTGTCTAGAGTTATACAAGATATATCTCAAATGGAAAAAGTACTAAACGATATTAATACACGTATAGATCAAGCTGATGCAGATAGGGCTGTAATAAAACATCAGAATAAAGTATTTGGTACGATATTAGCTCCTGCTAAACTAGAAGCACAACATAGAGAAATATCTGAACTACGTACTGAAATGAGAGTTGTACATAAAAATTTAGATGCACTAGCGCATATGCATAATGGTAAACATCCCAATGTAAAAAATACTTAAATGTTTAGTTTAATTTATTCTTATGTACTACAAACTGTTCCACTTCAACCTAAACAAAGGAGATTAAAATGCCCGGTAAAAATGGTAAGATGGATAAAAAGAAAGGCTATTCTAAAACTGGTAAAATGGTAGCTAAAAAGAAAGATAAAAAGAAAAAGCCAATGCGGCGTGGCTATGCATAATGGCTATTACTCGCGCTGGTGAAACTTTTTCAGGCTACAATAAACCTAAACGGTCACGTAAAGGTGGTAAAAAGTTTGCTGTATTAGCTAAACAGGGAGATACTGTAAAGTTAATTCGTTTTGGTGATGCTAATATGAGCATTAAAAAAGACCAACCTAAACGTAGAAAAAGTTTTAGAGCGCGACATAAATGCGATACAGACAAACCTAGTAAACTAACTGCACGTTATTGGAGTTGTAAAAAATGGTAAACAAAGATTACCAAACCAAAGAAAACCTAGGTGTGTGTCCTCGTTGTGGTAAAACAGGATGTAAGTGTGATCCTGAAACTTGTACCTGTAAACCTATAACGCCAGATCAATCTGGTTGCATACAAGATTTTGAGGAGTAAACCTAATGCCTAAGTTAACGTTATTAGATATGACTCAACGTATTTTAAGTTCAATGGATGCAGATACCGTAAATAGTTTTTCTGATACTATTGAATCAGAACAGGTAGCGTATGTTATCCGTGATGTTTACTATGACCTTATTAACAACATCGAGATACCAGAGCATCGTAAACTAATTACGTTAACAGCATTAGGCTCTACTTCTACTCCAACTCATATGCAAATTCCTGATGGCATTAGGCGTATAGAAGAAGTACGTTATAACCAAGTTAAATCAGGAGCAACTGCTAAAGATTATAACAGAATTTCATGGATGGAACCAGAAGCTTTCTTACAACTTTCGTTATCTAGAAACTCCACTGATTCTACTATTGTTACAGTAGCAGTAGATGGAGGAGAAGTTTTAATTTCTAACAACAAAGCTCCTGATCATTATACTACATTTGATGATAGTTTTTTAATCTTTGATTCATACGATAGTGCAGTAGATAGTACGCTACAATCTAGTAAGTTTATTGTATGGGCTATACAAGAACCTACATTTACTATGTCTGATACTTTTATTCCTGATTTAGATGTTGATGTATTTCCTTGGTTCTTAAATGAAGCAAAGTCTGTAGCACATGTAGAAATTAATCAAAGAGCTAATCCTAAAGCAGAACAAGTGTCTTTAAGACAAAAAATTAGATGGCAATCAGACCGTCACAATATTGCCGCATCACAAAGTAACTACTACGGAAGGGTAGACTATGGAAGAACGAGTCGTAGAAGGTCTTAATTGGAAGACCCAAAATAAAAACCTTATTGTTGTAAATAAAAATCCTTATGGTTTTATGCACTTTATGTTTAAAGAAGGAGGATCACTTCCACAAGAACTAAGTGGGGCATACACCAGTATGTCTGATGTTCAAAAAGCTGGTGATAACTATATTAAAAAAATGGTACGTACTCATAATGCGGATAAAGAACGCCCAGTATTGCAGACTAAGAAGCGGATTCCTAAAAAGAAAGTGGATATGTCTACCGTATTTAAAAATAAAGAAGTGTCTTAAGAGGGTTAAATGCCTAAAACCGACAGCTTAAAGGTATACAATACGTTTGTAGGTGGTCTTGTTACAGAGGCTACTCCTTTAACGTTTCCTGAAAATGCTACACAGTCAGCATTAAACTGTATCTTTGATAAAAAAGGTGACATTCGTAGGCGATTAGGTATTAACTACGAAAGCAGCTACAGCATTACTAATAAAAATGTTGCAGAAAGTGTATGGCAGACACAAGCTGTAGGATGTTTTCAATGGGATGAGGTTGCTGGTGACGGTAACAGGCACTTTTTAGTAGCTCAAGTAGGGTCAACCTTGTACTATTTTGATATTAATAGCCAACCTGTTTCTGGTAATCTTAAATCTTTTACTACTAACCTATCAAGTTTTGCTGCACCAGGTATTACTGATGTAGGTACAGAGCTTGTAGACATTTCGTTTGGTAAAGGTTTCTTATTTGTTGCATCTAAAAAAATTAAACCATTTTATGTAACGTATAATGTTAGCGGTGACTCTATAACTAACACTGAAATTGCTTTGGAGATACGAGACTTTGATGGTGTAGAAGATACTTTAGGTATTGATGAAGAACCAACAAGTTTATCTACACTCCATCACTATAACTTACGTAATCAAGGCTGGGTATCACCGGGTGGAAGTGTAGCTGATCCAATTACTACGTATCATTCAAGTCAATCGAAATACCCTGGTAATAATAAACAGTGGTGGGCTGCAAAAAATACTAGTGATGACTTTGATCCAGCAGAACTAACTAAAATATTCTTTGGTAATACTCGTGCGCCACGAGGACACTACATTGTAGACCCGTTTAACAAAGATAGGGATACAGTATCAGGACTATCTGGTATTGCAACAGAAACTTTTACTACTCGCCCTCAAACTACAGCGTTTTATGCTGGACGTTCATGGTATGGTGGACCACCAGAGTCTACTATTTCTGGACATATTTACTTTAGCCAAATTATTGAGGATGAATCAAACATTCCCCGTTGTTATCAAGAAGCTGATCCAACATCAGAGGAAATTAGTGATTTAATTGATACAGATGGTGGTGTTGTTGTTATACCTGATGCTGGTAACGTACTAGCTTTACGTGTAACAGGAGAATCTTTGCTAGTATTTGCTGATAATGGGTTGTGGGAGATTAGTGGTACAGGTAGTAGTACGTTTGTTCCTACTGATTACAGTGTATCTAAAGTAAGCACTGTTGGTATTGTAGGTAAACGTACAATTGTAGACGTTGAAGGCACTCCTATTTGGTGGAGTGACAGAGGTATCTACAGTATTGGTCGTAACCAAGTTACTGACCGTATTGAAGCACAATCTCTAACTAAACAAACTATACAAACGTTTTACGACAGTACAATTCCTTCTGTATCTAAAGTTTATGCTCAAGGATCATATGATTCTGTAACTGGTAGGGTTACATGGGGATGGAACTCAGGGGGCAACGACACTAACTATCGATTTAAATTTAACAGAGCGTTAGTATTTGACTCTAATATTGGTGGGTTTTATCCTTGGTCATTTGGAGAGCTTGCTAGTAACGCACCGTATGTATTTGGTATTTTTACCCTACCTAGTATTGGTAACGTTAAAGAAACTGACACTGTTATTCAAGCTTCTGATGGACAAACAGTTGTACGTGCGTCAGATGGTGAAACAGTTGTTGCTGATGTAGAGGTTTTACGGGGTGGGTCTACAACAACTGGGTTTATTGTAGCAGAACCTGGTACTAACGAAAGTGAGATTACATTTGCACAGTTAAACGATGATAGCTTTGTAGATTGGAAAGCTAAAGATGGAACAGGTGTAAACTTTACTAGCTCCTTTGAAACTGGATACCTTCTAGAAGGCAATGTAACGAACCGTAGACAGGCACCTCATATCTTTGTGTACACTAAGCGTACCGAAACAGGATACGTAGCCAGTGGCGATTCTCACGTACTACAGAACCCTTCTAGCTGCTATATGCAAGCACGATGGGACTTTGCTGATAACAGTAACTCGTCTAAGTTTGGACGTAGACAACAAGTATACCGTATTTTAAAAGATTACGATAAGACTCCAACTTCACTAGATTTTAATAGTGGCTTCCCTGTTACAATTACACGTAACAAAGTACGTGGAAGTGGTAAAGCTCTGCACCTTTTCTTTGATTCAGAAGATGGTAAGGACTTTGACATTTTTGGTTGGGCTGTTCATTACTCAGATAACGCAGGAATGTAAATATGTGGGGTGCAATCTTTGGAGCTATTGGTCTAGCAGTTAGTGTCGCCGGTACTATTGGTGGACTTCTTAAACAAAACAAAGCTGCTGATCGTATGGAAGACGCTGCCCAAGCTCAACAAAGAGCTATGGAGCTTCAACAAAAAAGAAACAAATTAGAAGTGCGTAGATCAAAACTAAAAGTAATTAGAGAGACACGTATTAAACGTGCGTCTGCTGTAGCTAGAGCGCAAGCACAAACAGGTGGATTTGGAGGTTCTTTGCAAGGTGGAGTAGGTAGTATAATTTCTCAAGGTAGCGCACAGTTTGGTTTCTTACAACAATCGAGTGCTTTTAATTTAGCTGCACGTAGAGAAATGCAACAATCTACAATTTTTAATAATCAAGCTGTACAGTTAAGAAATGAAGCAAGCTTGTTCCAAGGTATAGGCTCTATTGGTGGAAGCATATTTAATGCACGGACTGATCTTTCTAAGATTGGTAAGCAGTTAGGGATACTAACGTAATGATAGAAATTGAAGCTATTGGTGAAGGTCCAACGATTACGTCAGTTGAGAATACTTTATCAGAACCTAATGAAAGGGATACACGGTTAGCTACATTAGCTGCTATTGCTGATGAAAGAATTAATGGAACAACTGCTCAACCATTTGCAGATTGGTTAAGAATTACACACCAACCTAATGGTGAACTTGAAGCTCGTAAAATGTTAGGACTAAGTAAAATTAACCAAGACATAGATAACTTTCTTTTAAGTGAAGCTGATGAACCTGTAGCTACTCCACAAGAAATGTTTGATATTTTACAAGCTAAACAACAAGTAAATGTTCAAGAAGCTTATAGAAATATTTTAGAAACTGAGACGGCTGCAACTTTAACAGATCAATCTATGTCTGATCCTGTTCGTGGTGCTGTAATTGAAGCAGAAGAATTAAGTGTTGAAGAATCCCAACAACTTTTAAGTATGGATCGTTCTGAAAATTTAACAGCAGCTTTGTTAAAGTTAAACAATCTTCAAATGAAGTATGCTAAAGAATTATTTGGTATAGGTCTTGATGTTAATTTAGCTAAACACTTAGCTATCCTTGTGCCTATGATGGATACATACGCTCAGTTTGCTAATGGTGAACGTAACATGGAAACATTAGGGGATGCATTGCGTAGAGAATCCTCAGAAATTTTTGATGGTCCTGATCCATTAGGTGCAGTAACACGTTTAGAAGAAAAATTAAATAACTCTGATTTACCTACTTTATTTAAATTAGATTTAGTAAGCACTAAATCAATAGGAGAAGTTGAAGCTAGTATACGGTCTATTTTTGAAGTAGTTGATGCAACTGGCGCGTTAGCTATTTTAGGTAAAAGTTTATCTGCACTAACTAAAGTAGGACGTTTATCACGTCTTGCTAAAGTAGCAGACAATCCTCAAGCATCAGTTAATACTGCAAAAGAATTAGCAGAACGAGCTAAACCAGGTAGTCCAAGTCCTCTTTCTGATGACGAGTTTGAAGAACTTATTGAAGGTGCTATTACTTCTAATGGAAAAGATTTTACTGATAATACGTCTGGTAGAGTTGCGGTTGTTCTTCAAGAACAAGCTGATGAACTAGACGCTATTAACATAATTCGTGGACAAAACTTTTTAAGTGAAGAAGAAAAACTACAAGCTATCGAAAAACTTAAAGTAGATATTAAACAAAGTTACCCTAATGTTACCGCTATTGATGTAGAGGATACAGATGATTTTGCAACTGTAGCTTTTAAACTAGGTACAGGAGAAGACAACTTATCTTCTTATGTAAGTATGGAAGCTGCCGTTAAAGCTGCTGAACGGTTAGGTATACAACCTGGATTTTATAAAGTAGAAAAAGCAGAAGGAGTTTACCATTTAAAAGTAGTCAGAGATATTAATGATATTGGGCAAGATGGTAAATCATTTTTAAAAGGTTTTGATTCTCCTAATGGATTAGTAACTCCATTATTTTTAAACAAATACCTAACAGGAAATAAAATTAATTTAAACTTTGCAGAAAGATTAGCAGATGGTGGTATTGTTGGTGTTAATGCTGCTGCATTATTAAATGAAATATTTAAAAACAGTAGTAAATTAATTACAAAACTTAGTAAAAACGAACGAACCTCTTTCGATGCTGTTATGAGACATACGCAAAACAATAATGGTGGTAGATGGTTAAGTGCTAAACAATTTGATGATTTTTTTAGTAGCCAGTTAGGTAGAAAAGCTACAGAAGATGAACAAATTGCGTATGGTGCAGCTATTCAATTGCATCGTGCAGATGAAGCTATTATTAACTCAGCTATTCGCAATGACTTTATTCAAAAAGGTTTTCAAGAAATTGGTATAGCTGGTGTAAGGGATAATAAAACTATTGGTAAAGTTATTCCTGCATTTGATCGTAAAAATTTAAAAAACATTAGCATCTTTGATGGTACTACAGGTAAACATTACCCTGTAGGTACAACCTCAAAAGGTTTAGTAGAGAAACTACTTAAAGAAGATAATTTAGTTCTTGTAAAGTATTTAGATGAAGTTCCTGTAGTACAAGGAAAAGGAAGTTTAACTGAAGCAGGAGTTAAAATAGGTATTACAATTGAAGATGAGTTTGCTTCGTTAGGTCAAGAGGCTATTAAAGCTCAATATGTAATTGCTAAAAAAACAAGTGTAGGTCAAACAGCATTACGACACAGACTTCTTAAGCATTTTGATGGGCCTCACAGAGAATATAAAGACCCATATTTTATTAAACAGTCTAAAACTTTAGACGGTACATTTTTAACTACTCGTACACATTTTAATGTTGGTTCTGAAAGCCAAGCATTAAAGTATGCTAACGAATATAACATTGCATTGGATTCTTTTCTAAGAGCAGAACGAGCTACTATAGGTAATGCTGCTAATAGTGGAGAACTTCAAGCTCAAGCAACTAAAGTAATACAAGAAAATACCCATTTTAGTTCTTGGGATGAAATGAAACAAGCCGTAGACTCTGGAAAAATAGAGCGTACACCTTTTGAAGCTTGGGGTGATGGAGCAGCTAAACCATACAATGCTACAACTATAGGTAAAACATCTAAAGACTACTCACCTGATGTTATGGATATTGATTCTGATTTTATGGGGTTATCAGAGACTACAAAAAAGTACATTAACTCTGGACAATTATATTATTCTGCACGAGGACAACATTTAAAATCTCCAGATGGTAAGTTAGCACCAGTTTTAGACGCACGAGAAATTTTAGAAAACTCAATTAAACATATTATTCATACCAGAGCATTTGGTGAGTACAAAGCTAGGCATGTAAAACAATGGGTGCAAACATACAAAGAGTATTTAGATACAGCTAGTGAAATACGCCCTGATTGGTATCACTTTACACATGGTAAATTTCGTACAGATAGAGATGTTCCAACAACTATTTCAACATCAGGAGAACGAGTACGAATTGGTTTAAATAGAACACTTCATGCTCAATCTTATGAGACTAAACGTTTAAATAATTGGAAATTAGAGTTAGCTAGTTACGCTACGGGAGATTCTACAGGAGTTTATGATAAGCTAAAACGTTCTGGCACAGAAGGACTATTAAAACTATTAGAAAGTGATCCTGTTACTGGATTAAGAGCATTAGTTTTTAAAACATTTTTAGGCATGATGGATGCTTCACAAGTTGTAGTTCAAACTGCTATGGCTCCTGCGGTTATGGGAGCTTTTCCAAGAATAGGTCCACAAGCATTGTCAATGCTTATTCCTTTACGGTTATCAACAATGGTTCCTGCCGGTGGTAAAGCTTTTGAGTACATTGCATCAGGAGTATCAACGTTAGGTTTAGTAGTAGGCAGAAAACCTATGAAGCCTAAAGATATTAAAGCAATGATGGAAGACATGCGTAAAAGTGGTGTTGATATTGTCGGTGGTTCTCAAGCGCAGTTGGATAATCCTTTTGATGGTAATTCTTTAACACCTTCTAAGATGCTTCAATACGGTAACAAAGCTTTAGATGTAGGTCTTATTCCTTTTAAAGAAGGTGAGCGTTTAAACCAAATGCTTGGGTTTAGTATTGCTTGGTTAAAACATTTTTCTAATACTGGTAAACGTCCTTCTGTTGATGAGTTAGGACGAGTATTAAATCAAGCTGAAACTATTGCTGGTAATATGAAAAGTTCTTCTAGAGCAGCTTGGCAAAGCGGTATTTCTAGTGTCCCTACTCAATTTCTGGCACATCCTATAAGAGTTATAGAAAACATTTTGTTTCAACAAGCGGGTGGTTTAAATAAAACACAAAGAGCAGGGTTTGTTACAGGAATTTTAGCAACATACGGTATGTCTGGTTTAGGTTTTGATGAAACTGGTGATAAAGCTGCTGAACTATATGCTGAAGCAACAGATCAAGAGCTAACACCTGAAATAATAAACGCTATAAAGAATGGTTGGGTAGGTCATGTCTTTGACAATTACGATATTTCAAGAGTACAGCCATTAAAAGATAATCCTATTAGTAAAGTATTTGAAAATATTGTTACAGATAAAAATTTTAAAATGTCAGACTTTGGACCTTCAATGAGTTTAGCTGGAGATGTAGGAACAGCTATTGGAGGAAGTCTTTTATTTCGAGGAATGTTAGAAGGTGTTATACAAATTGAAGATACTCCTGATTTAACAGCTACCTTTATGAAAGATATTTTTTCTAAGTTACCGGGACCATCACGATTGACGAAAGCTTGGAGTATGTACGCTTATGGTGAACTTAGAAACAAACGAGGTGATATTGTTGATGCACAAGACTATACTAACTTTGATGTAGCTATGCAAGCTTTGGGATTTCCACCTAAAGATAGTCGAGAAGCATCTAACATGGCTAGAAGTATAACTGAAATACGTCAAGCTATGAAACCTCATGTTAAAAGAGTAGTTCAGTTAAGTAAGAAATTTTTTGAGGCTGAAACTAAAGAAGAAGCAGCAAAAATTGCTAGGGAATACCAAGGATGGATTGAACTTTATAATGCACAGGACGCTCCTGTACGAATAGCTTTTAAAGATTCAGTTTACAATGGAATAAAAAATTTAAATAGGAATTTAACTCAAGAAAATTTAAGTCGATTGTACAAATTTTTTGGTAGAGATTATGTTAACAAACGTTTACCTAGGAGAGACTAATGGCTAAAGGATTTACTGATTATATATCGGATGCAGTAGCAAAAGACCAAGTGTTAGAATCAGGTCGGGCTACTGAAGCTGATAGAACGTTTCAAGGTAGGGCTATTGCTAACCTAGGTAAAACAATTATTGAAGGCGGGTCTGAACTGACAACAGAAGTCTATGAAAACAATTTGTTTCAGGAACTTAGTAACGCTAAAACTAGTGCTTTTAAAGAACTTCAAGCATACCATAAAAAAGGAACAACAGCAGTTAAACAAGGAAGAACTTCTGTATCTTTATTTAATGCATCGTTGCTTAATAAAGTTAATGAGATTGAAGCAAGATACCCAGGATTTAGTGAAGAAACAGAAAAAGCTAAACGACTAATGGGGATTAAACCTGTTGAAGATTTAGTTAAAGAACAGCAGCGTATTCAAGTACGCAATGAAACTTTATTATTTCAGTCAGCAAAAGAAAATGGTAATCTTGTTTTTGCATCAGATGGTAGTATTGATGTACCAGAAACTTTAAATTTACAAATAAAATATGATAATAACGCTAGAGAAATGGCAGAGTTACAAATAAAAGCTAAACGAGATGGAATACTTGAGCCAGAAAAACACAGTAAAGGGTTTTTAGAAGGCTTTGATACTTTAATTACTCATTCAAATTTACAGTTTGGTAAGGCAACTGCACAAATTCAAAGTATGGTTAACGAATTAATACAAAGTGGTTCTGGACAAAATGCTGAACGTGTTTTAGTTGGTATAACTACTTACCTTGATCAATGGCAATTATCTCGTATCAATAGCGTAATGTCAAATGGCTATCCTCAAGGAACTAAAGATTATGAATTTTTAGTTAAAGATATTCAAACGCAAACTGGTTTACTAAGACAAATTATTACTGGAAGTAAAGATTCTAAAGGTATTGTTGATCGTATAAAAAGTTTAGACGCATATCGTAAAGCTAAAAGTCAAGAACAATTTAGAAATATGTTACCAGCATTAGCAAGAATGATGGATGTATTTGATCCTCAAGCTGCTACAAGTATACTTTTAAAAGCTACACAAATTGATGACCTAACTAAAATTGATCCAAGCGTACCAGATACTCTACGCTCATTTATAAATGGAGCAAACAACACAACAACATTAACTAATCCTCAGTTACCTACTAATAATAGTGAAGCAGTAAAAAATTCAGCAAAATTTGCATTAGGTGTTATAAGTGATACATTAAAATCAAATCGACCTGGTGAGCTTTCATCGAATACTTTGTACAAAACGTTTGTATCTCCAATGAGGGCGCATCTCAATGGTTTACTTAAACCACAAGAGTATGATGCATTTCGTGAACAATTTGCTAATCCATTAATGCAAGCACAAATTGAATCTAATCCAAATCCTAAACATAGACGAGAAATGGGTATGTTTGGGTATCAAATGTTTAATGGTGCAGTAGAAAAACATCTACAACAAATACAACAAATGGGAAGTTTTGCTGGTCTTGAAATAAACGACCAAGGTAAATTAGTTATTGTAGAAGACCAAGGAATGAAAGAAGCTATTGAACGTAGAATAGGATCGTTTGGTATTGTTGATGAAGCTAATGCAACATTAGATAAATATGTAAACGTTATGGCGTACTATTCTATGTACAATGATGACGTTGTTTCAGAAGATAGACGTTTTGATCCTGAAAGACAATTAGCTGTTAGAAGTTTACTCCAAGAAATGTTTGCATTAAAATATCCTAAACGTGATACCCAAGTACCAGAAAAATTTAACCCTTTAAGTAAGTTAGTTCCTCCAAATTTTCAATGGAAGGATGCAGTTACAAGTGTATTAGGCTATATCGATAATGTTGCTGGAAGAATAGCTGACGTTCAAAAAAGAAAAGACCCGTTTGTCGAAATACCGGAAGCTGCTCGTGCGTTTATTAAAAACTTTTATAGCCCCTCACCTGAAGATTCCGAACCTTTTGGACAACAAACAGAAATGGTTAATACACCTGAACCATCTCCTAAAGATGGAGCAGCGTTATTGCCAGATGAGTTAAAGGAACCAGCCGGTCCAATAGGTTTTGAAATTCCTTCAGAGGGTGATGCTGGTGGAGCAGGGCCAGGAAGACCTCGTTCTTTAAGACCAGAAGATCAAGGTAGATCGTATGATTATACAGCAGAAAGTGAAACTGTTATTGATGCAGCGGGTAACAGATTAGATGTTTCTAATACAAACACTTTAAAAGAAGGAGTCAAAGTTATTTCGCAAGTTGTAGAAGCTGTTGAAACAGGTGGACAAGCTGACCCTAAAACAGCAACAAATCCTACGTCTAGTGCTACAGGATATTACCAAATTATTTCAGGAACTAGACAATCTGCTGCTAAAAGATTAATTGATAGGATAGACTCAGGTAAGGTTCCTGATTGGATTAATCAAGCCGCACAAAATATGACTAAAAAAGAACACCAAGAGTTTATGGGAAGTCTTTCAAAAAACCAACAAGAAACTTTATTCTTAACAAATCTTTTTGAAAGTCCAGGAAGTGATGTTATTTTAAAACGTATTGTAGACAGTGACTTCCAAGATGAAGATGCAATAGCAGATTTGTATATGAAAATACACCATACAGAGCCTTCTGCTAAACTAAAAAGAAGGTTTATAAAGTCTCTTAACGAAGTTAAAGGCTTATTGATGGAAGAGGAAATGAAGTAGATGCCTAGTTTTGGAAAAAGAAGCCAAGAAAAACTACAGGATTGTGATCCAAGTATCCAGTTAGTTCTTCAAGAAGCTATTAAACACTATGATTTTTCTGTATTGGAAGGGTATAGGACTAAAGAAAAACAACAAGAATATTTTGAGTCAGGAGCAAGCGAAGTACAATACCCTAACTCAAAACATAATTCATGTCCAGCAATGGCAGTAGATGTAGTCCCTTATCCTATTGATTGGGATAATCTTCAACGGTTTAAAGAGTTGTCAGAAGTTATTAAAACAGCTTGTGAAACTGTAGGTGTAGATAATTTACATTGGGGATTTGATCTATGGCAATGGGATATGCCACATTGGGAGCTTAGATAATGTTACCGTTACTAGGCCCACTTGTTTCAGGTTTGTTTGATGTAGGCAAATCATTCCTTAAAAATAAAGCTGAAGAAAAGCAAGCCATACATGACCGTAAGATAACTCAGATTAAACAGGAAGGTAACTGGGATGAGATACAAGCTCAGAACAGTAATAATTCCTGGAAGGATGAGTACCTTACGATCATATTGACTTTACCTTTCGTGGCTATGTTCTTAGCTGTTATTTTTGAAGCAGATGAAATGGTGATACGATTTAAACAGGCGTTTATGGTGCTTGATGAAGACGTACCAGATGAGTACTGGTATCTACTTAGTGTCGTTGTCGCTGCTTCCTTTGGCGTCAAAAAGATCATCGACGTTATTAAAGCGAAGCGAGGTTAAGTTTAATTTAAGACGTTCAAGATACACGGCTGCATCAAGTAGTTCTTCTATAGCGTGATCAATCCAACCTACAGTAGTAACATCATCACGCATCATAGTACAGCCGTACTTCTCCATACCTTCTGCTGACCTATCACTCATACGTTGTATGACTGTAGCTACAACCGGATCAGGCTCTATCATGTCTGTCATTTCTTTAGCTTCCATAAAATGTACTTGTCATCAATTGCTAGTGACTTAGCTTTAGGATCAATCTCTTGTTGTCCTACATAGTGCCAAGTAGCTCCATTGTCTATATCCTTTTCAACTTGTTGAAAGTAATCTTGATTAGTAGCAAAGAAAAGTATTGGGAAGATTAGAGCAAGGGCAATCATATTAATTCCTTTCTGTTTAATCGTGTACAAATAAAGCTTTCCAACTTACAGGAAATACCTTTTCCATTTCATTAGAAATAAGTTCAGCAATGTCTCCTGTTTCTTTTTGTGAATGAGGTTCAAGACGTAGCTTACATACCCTAGCCCATGCAGCTAGGCTACCTGTCCAGTACCACTCTGTATACATAGCTTGTGGTAACACCATACGGGCTTGTTCAGGGCAGATACCATCAGCTATCATATTTGAGTAGCATTGCAAAGCGTATGCGTACAACGGTGCAGCAGAGTATTTAACTGTCTCTTCACTGCTACCCTGTTTTATATTTTTAGCACGTTTTCTCCACTCAGTAGGCCGGTAGAATCGAGGGTCACTATCAACATACCTACGGCTAACTTCATTCCATACCATACCTACCTGATGTTTACCTAACTGACGGGCTACAAAGATAGGTGCTTTGATACGGAAGGTAGCTTGGCAATGACCAAAGGGTGTCCAGTGTTTATGTCTAGCAAGGTAGTTAATAAGCTTAACATCTTTCTCTGATAAAACATCTACGATAGCAGCTTCATAAGGATCGTTATCACTTACTTTTTCCCATGTGCTTACCTTGTCAAAGGACACACGGGCAGCATTAACGACACGTAGATCACTACCCATGTGGTCTATATAATTAACCTTCATTTACTCTGCCTTTCCCAGACAAATATTGAGGAGTGTAAGGAGTGTTTTTAAATACCCAATTATACAATCTCTCTAAAAAGTTTATTCGCATGTCTTAGCTCCTGTAGATGGATCGATGAAACAAGCAGCACCTTCAATCTCATCAGGCTCAATTTTATTTAAGATGCCATACCGCTTACCGTCTAGTCTAAAGGTAGTTACTCCTTTCAGTCTACCCTTCCAAGCTTTTAAGTAGATGTCTTTAAACTCATCAAAAGACACTTGGCTACCCACGTTAATAGTCTTAGATACGGCGCTATCAATAAAAGGTTGTACAGCAATTTGCATATCAAGATGATCGTCAACAGTGAGTTCTTCTGTGGTTTCACCTTTAACTCCATACTTGTCATACGCATAGTCACGTAGACGTACAACCTGTGGGCCAGCTTCTGTCTGTACTGTACGATCAAGTTCATGTTGAAACACCGGCTCTATACCACTACTTACATTGTCTGCTGTAAAACTAATTGTACCAGTAGGTGCAATGGAAGTCAAGTGGCTGTTACGTATTCCTTGCTGTTTAATTTTAGCTTTAAGATCATCAGGTAATCGTGCTACATAATCACCAGCAAGGTACTTATCTGCATTGAATAGTTTAAAGGAACCCTTTTCCAAAGCTAGATCAGAACTAGCAGAGAAGGCTTCACACATAATTGTCTTTAAAACTTTACGTGTAAACCGTTTACCTACTACAGAACCATAAGGATACCCACACATGGTTAAGCAGTTGGCTAGACCAGTAACACCTAGTCCCATACGCCGCTTAGTCTTAGCCTCAATCTCTTGTTCTTCTAAGGGGTACGATGTACGGTCAATAACATTATCCATAGCTCGAACTACGTGAGGTATATCATCTTTTAGTTGAGCAAAGTTAAACTTGTGTGTCTCTGTATTGACATACTTAACTAGATTAAATGAACCTAGCAAGCAAGCACCAAAGGGTGGTAGTGGTTGCTCACCACATGGGTTAGTAGCCTCTACCGTTTCACAGTAGTACAATGGGTTCTCGTTGTTGATACGGTCTAGGAAGAGTATGCCAGGCTCTGCCCAATCCCAATTGTTACGCATAATCTCATCCCATAAAGCACGGGCATTGATAGTACGGTAGGGTTGTCCTTCCCATGTAAGGTCAAATGATTTACTATCTCGTACACATTCCATAAACTCATCAGTTACACCAACTGATATATTAAAGTTAGTAAGCTGGTTCTCATTACGTTTTGCTCTGATAAACTCTTCAATGTCAGGATGATCTACCCTGAGTACAGCCATCATTGCACCGCGTCTATGCCCCGCTGATACAATTGTTTCACAGACTGAATCAAAGATGCCCATAAACGAGACAGGTCCACTAGCACTAGAGTCAAGGGATACAATACGGTTCCCACGAGGACGGATACGGCTAAAGTCAAAGCCGATACCACCACCTCTACGCATAGTCTCAGCGGCTTCAGTGGCCCTTGCCATAATGCTTTGCATCGAGTCATCAATCGTTCCTGATACGAAACAGTTGTACGCTGTGACTTCACGTGGGCTTCCCATTGCCGCTTGAACTCTACCGGCTGGCATAAATCTTTGATGTAGTAAGATGTCTTTATACCTGAGTCGATGTCCTTCATCGTCAGACATTGCCGCCGTCTGTCTCGCACAAGCCTCACTGAACTCTTCATTTGCTAACCTATACTTCTGTGCATGTAGTGTATCACATGCTGGGTTTTGGGGTCCGTGTTGATTATCCATAAATTAAATCTCCAAGGTCAGGCTCTTGATAATTTGGGCCTTTAATAATTTTACCATCCGCACGGTATAACGGCTTACCATCATCACCAAACTTCGACATGTTAGAATTATGTACCCTATTAAAAGCGGTCCTAAGACCACCAGAAAGGGGATAGAGACTAACGACAGTCCCTGATAAAACATACTGTAAATCAGCGAGTTCTTTTAGTAAGTGCGCCCACTGCTCCTTTGTACCTGGGTTTCCTCTCATTAATTCAAGTTCTAAAACTTCTAGAGCATCAATTACCTCAGACGTTTCTTCAGAAATTAAACTTTTACGTAGTTGAAGTAATGAAACACGAGGCTGGCTACTAATATCTAGACCCATAGCATGGTGAAATCTAGAAACCAATTGCTCTCTAGTGGTAGGTTTTATCGACATCTTCACCTAATCCTTTCCGTATTGATTCAAGTGTAACATTAGCTGATCTAATTAGTATCTCACGTAGTTCATCTCGTTGAATTTTATCAGCTTCTTTCATTAGACGTATAACAAGGTCGAGTCTATTAACCATTATGTCTGGATTAAAAAACATAACGTCCTCTTCTTCATCGTCATCCTTGTTGAATAGCATATTGCTTTTCCTTTTTACGATTGTATTTCTTTTTAGATTTTACAATACGCATACGATACTTAGGAGTACGTAGATCACGAGCCACTCCATTGCGTGTACTCCTCTTCTGTTTCATTGTAGGAATCCTCTAGGTTTATACCTAGATCAGATAAAATTTCATCGAATTTGTATAGACTATTATACACCTCTTCAAAGTAATTGTCAAGAATATCTTCTGCTGATATTTCTAATCTCTCGATAATCTCTGCACCTGTATATCTGTCAGCGATGAGCAACTTTAGCTCGTTTGGTTCGACCCTTAGTCCGTCTACCATGTGTGCCATACTCCTTTCTTAATGCATTAATAGAGACAAACTGAGGGTCATACGTACCGTCCTCAACATTTCTCTTAATGATAACCCCTGACCACCAGAGGTCTTCTGATTGTGGGTTGTTCCACCCACTGGCATAGTCTAGGTAGCACCCCCCAACCATGCTCATAATTCTTTTACCAGCAGCGTTAGTATCACTAGCAAAGTCTAACGTGTGAGTATGCCCGGCAGTACAGGACATGTGTTGTTTATTAAGAAGAGACTTAGCAGGATTTTCTCCACCAATAGGCCGGCCCATAACACCACTTGTAAAGTAGTGGCTGTAAGCTATGTTGTCTACAATAGCAGGAGATAGAAACTTATGTACCTCCCAACCATACTCTTTAAATTGTAAGTCTTGCATACCAATGGTGCCGTCTAAGATAGCGTCAGAACTAATAGCTCTATTGATACGTTCTTCATGGTTACCTAGGGTAAGTACGTATCGTGCTAGTTTCTTCTTAGCCTTTTTAATAGGTGTAAACATACGTTCTTGTGCATCAATAGTTACGTTAACATCTTGTTTGTATCGACGCCCTTCAAAACCTTTAGTACCTTTATCGTATGTACACAGGCTAGGCATATCAGCCATGTCACCTAGATTAACAACAACATCAGGGCGTAGGTCAACAATCAACTTACCAAGCCACTCAAACCTATCGTTGTTGTTTTCTGGGTGAGCATGTTGATCTGGTATAACTAAATGGATAGCCATTCTATAGGTATCTCCTTATCTGCAAACAGAAACCCATGACGTATACACCAATCTGCGTATGTAGATTTACTACCCTTGTAAAGTTTACTACGAGAGTTACTAAATACGAATCGTATGTCAAGGTCAGGATGCTGTTCTTTAACTAACAAATGTTTCTTACGATCTGCGCTACTAAATATTCCTTTTGCTTCTACAATAATTTTGTTAGGCAGTATAAAGTCAGGGGTATATTTGTGGGGTGTTGAAGGTTTAACGTAACTAATTTTAAGAGTCTCATATTTAAATTTAATACCTAACTTTTTTAACGCATCTCCAATACGTTTCTCTAACCCACTACGGTATTTACCCCAAGACTTTAGACGTTTGTATTGCATTAGTTAACTACCTCATGTACATCAGGTTCTCTTTCTACATGTGTTAACCAGCGTGGCCCATTGGAATACAAGAACAAACGTAGTCCATCCCCATTGTTTGCATCAGACCAACAAACTTCTTTAAATGCACAGTAAGAACAGTTAGTATCTAGTTTCATGTTGCCGCTCTTACCATCTGCTTTAGCTTTAAAGCACCGTTTAGGTGGAGTCTTAGATTTAACTACTTCTTTTAAATGTTTAATACGTTTAGGTACATTGATCATATCTATCTCATCTACTTTTAGATACGCGATCTTACCCATCTGCTTATCCATTGCGAGAAACCCACCCTCCACATCTCCTGCCGCATGAGCGTAGGCACTGATCTGAGCCAGGTAACCGAACGGGTCATTGTCTGCCAGAGTACCGTCTTCAAACTTCTTAAACGCATATGAAGATGCACTTTTAATGTCAACCGTAACACCGTCAATCTTACAGTCAGTATGACCCACAATACCATCAATTTGTACTTCAGATTGCTCATGTGTAACCTCGTGTCCTGCTTCCTTTACTAAAAAAATTAATAGAGCTTCGATAAGATCACCAAATAAAAATTTGATACGAGTATCAGGACGTAGTTCTTCTTTAGATGAGCCGTTAATTTCATGCCAGACTTGGCACTCAGGTTTACCAATGTTAGACATGCGTAATGTATTACGTTCAACCCTATTCTTTTTAGAGAATTGTCTGGTAACAGAATACGAAACACTTTTAAGTAAGTCTTCCATAGCCTCGCATGTTGGTTCAAAACCTGTATCAACTGCCGCATAGATATCTTCAACAAGTGTTTCTATATTCTTCATAAGAACAAACCTTTCTATAAGATAAGTAGTCTAGCCTACCACCTCTACACTAGAACCCAAGGACATTTACACTGTAATAATTATGAAAGGAATCTCGCAACCTTGGCCCAATACAATCTACTTACTCGTCTTCAAAGTCAGAATCAAGGATGTCTTCTAACTCATCAGTGTCCTCCTCTCCCCAATCATCCTCATCGTCATCAGTTACATACTTTGCTAAGTTGGTAACCAAAACTTTATTAACACCAACACCTACCCCTGCTTTACCTCGAAAGCTCCACTCGTAGGCAACCAGTTTAACTTTAGCTTTAGTACCATTACCAATCTCACCGGGGTCTACCTCTTCTACCCCACTTTTAAAAGATACCTTGATAGGAAACTTAGACTTACCTGTAACAAACTCTTTACGATCAGGATAGTCTTCGTTCTTACGAGGGTCAGTCTTAATACTAACACCAAGAGATTCTAAAGTTTGAACAGCAGCATTATTCAATTCACCTAGATCAACCTGGTATTTGCCAGACATCTCATTAACTGTTGCAAGATTAGGCCAGTACAAAGTAGCTTCAATAATAGCAGACTGTGGTTGTTGCTTACCCATTGTTTTCTATCTCCTTTACAAATGGGGTTATCTCTAACTGTACTAATAGTATAAGGGATTAAAATTATGTTGTCAAGTATGTTAATGAGTACCTGACCAATTATCTCCAGTACGGTACTCTGCATCCAGCGGCGTGTTTAATTTAAAGTGTTCACCGGCTTGGATAATGGACTGCTTAACAAGCTTACCTACTTCATCAGCGTGATCCTTTCGTACTTCTATTTGAAACTCATCGTGTACAACTGCTACTTGTCTAGCATCAAGGTTCTTTTCTAAGACCCAATGATGCCAGAGTATCATAGCGTACTTCATAATAACTGCTTCACCACCTTGAAGATAACAGCTTAAAGCAAAGTGTTCTGACTTGATAGGTATGCGCCTACCGTCCAGACCAATCATGTATCCAAGTTTAGCTGCCCTTGCTGCTCGTTGTTTAAGTGCGGATAAAGCTGGTAAAGAATCGAGGAAAGTCTCTTTAACTCTACGTCCATCTGTCGCGCTTCCTCCTGTAATAAGGCCAACCTTCTCGTCACCAGCACCAAGTAACCATGCATAGATGAAAGTCTTTGCGATGTCTCGATTGCTCCACTGTCCTTTGTCTTCATTCCATTCTCCTTTTGATATACCCATAGCCTCTAGATTTTTAGTATGTATGTCACCGTTAACAACTTCATGGATGTATTCAGGATCATTCATGTAGTGAGAAAGAATACGCAACTGAATCCCACTAGCATCACAACCAAGCAAAGTATAAACGTTAGGATTAGCCACAGTAAAACAAGACCGGCAGACTTCTCCGTAGGGTGAGCCACTAGAGGGTATATTTGCCATGTTAGGACTGTTATGAGACATCCTATGGGTAACAGCACCGATAGAGAAACAGCTACCATGTACCCTGCCATCATCTCTGAGAGCATCTAACCATCCTTCCACTTCTTTAGCACGAGACACTAACATAGCGTATGTACCTAAGTGTTTAAGTTCTTGAGGTGCATTGCTATGTATTGTCTCTAGGTTTTCTTCACATAATTTCCAGGAATCTTTTTGCTTCTGCTCAAATTCTTCTGGTGTTATTACACCCTCACGTTTCCTATCTAAAAGTTTACCGTATACTTTTGTACGTATGGTAGGACTCCAGTAAGGAGCAAGCCGCTTCACCTTCTGTTTCGGAGACTTAAGATTAAACTCTTCCCAATTAACTAACGATACAGGACCACCTACAATTTCGTAATCAGAACCAAAGTGTCGTAGCCCTACAGTAGACAGTGTACCATCTTGTTTGTATTTAGGTGTCACTGTCCGTATCAGTTTGGGTAGAGGTGGAGCTACTTTTAGTATCAGTCTCTCCAGTTTGCTTGCCTTGCTTGTAAGATGGGCGAGGAGTTTGTGTGCCTTTTCTACGTCTAGAGCGAACCCTAACTCGCTTTGGTTTTCTAGTAGATGTTGGCTCACATGCTCGATCTTCATTGCTTCTTGAGCGTCTGACCCCCCGCCCTCTAACTTTAGTGCAACTGCTACCTTGTATGTTAACTCTACGTCATTGATACAATACTGTAACATGTCCTCACTGTACTCACTGAAGTCTTTATAAGGTAACTTAGGAAACCGTAACGCTTCACCCCAAGCTTTCAATGAGTGTCCACCGATACGTGAGTATTGTTGCAGCCTAGATACAAGTAAGGTATCAGTCACACAAGCTGGGCGTATACGTATACCAAGGAGCTTACGTAGTACACGCATATCATAACCAATAAAGTTATGCCCTATCCAATGACCTACTGTATCAGTAAACGCTATGAAGTCTTGGATAGTATCAGGAGTCCAGCTTAGTATCTCACCAGTATCCCAATCCTTACACACAATACAGTGTATAACAGATACGTCAGGTAACAGTCCATCTGTCTCAACATCACAGATAACTGTACGTTTAGGCATCATTACTCTCCATCTTATTAATGTATGCGTAAACATCACCGTGTTTAACTTGACCATACACTCTAAACTTACCTGTTGAGGGCCAGTATTCTACTTTAATGCCTTTAATTTCTCGATACCAATGATGGGATGTATACTTATCCCATCCTGTATCATCAGCTTCTTTAAGGCGAGTTCGTCTACGCCTCTGTTTACTTTTACGTAGTGCTTGGTAAACTTCAGCGAGGTCACTCATTATCAATCTCCTTAATCTTTATGTCCATACATTTCTGCATTAGCACCATGTCTTACACGACAACCGAATCCCCCTTCATCACAGTTAGGGTAGGATGCACAACCAAGATGCTCATCATAGTCATCGTCATACTGTTCAGTAAAATAATAAGGATGCCATGATCCAATTTGTTTTTCAGTCTCCTTCTCAATTAATTCAAACATACTCTTCTTAAGTTTTGCTCTTATTTTATCACTATCAGGTCCACCTGGATAGTACTCAAGGTGTACCCACTTCCATCCTCGTGTCTTAACATGAACCAAACGTAATCCACTACCAATACGAGGTGCTTCATCTGTAAACCATAAAGGTTGTCGCTCTACCATTACATAGTATCCTCTATGTTATCAACAACCTCATGGTCTACCTCATTCAAGCGGTTCGTGAGATCGTTGTAGTATACCTGACAGGCAACACCTGTACGCCCACAGAAGCGGTTCTTAACGACTCTAATTGTTGTGGTGTTAGCTTCGATAGGGTCTTCTGCTTGTCCGTCCCGCTCAAGCCCGATAACAATGTTAGATAGTTGCCCAATTCCTGCTGTGCCTCGTATATCTGCGAGACTTGTTTGGCCTCCCTCTTCCAAGGCTTTCCCTGTTTGTCGCTTGGTATGTGCGACCATGCAGAGGTGAATGTCGAGTTCGACAGTAAGACCTTTGAGTTTATGGGCGATCTCATCTAACATCTTCCTTTCATCACCGCTTTGATCAGATACCATAAAGCTAATGTGATCTAAGATTATTATCTTACAGTCACAACCTTTAGCAAAGTACTTGATCTTATCACAGATGTAGTCAACGCTGTTATCATGCCACGATTCTGACAAAGTATGTAGCCTACCAGTACCCCATGTACGCTCGTTACCCTGCATCATCTCTGCTTCTGTAACGTGTACATCAGGTAGATGGGTAGGTAAGTTAAGATCGAGGGAGATCATACCCCTACCTGTTTCCCAACCTGTCTCTTCCAAGAACAACATACCTATGTTTAGATCAGTAGTCTTCAAGGCATGGAAGGCTATCTCTCTAGCGATACTAGTCTTACCACTACCAGAACCAGCAATCAACGTAATCATTTCACTGGTACGTATGCCATAGGTTTTCTGGTTCAATCCTTCCCATGGAAATAATACTGCCGCCTCTGCTCGTGGTTGTTTAACAATCTCCCACATGGTTTCAGCATCAGAGATAACATCATCAGGTTTGTATTGCTCCGCTCTCCACCATAGATTAACAAACGTATCGTGTTCATTGTTCTCTAGGTACTCGCCTACATCATTACGTTTAAGATTAACGATCTTAGCTTTCTTAGGAAACAATGAGGCCACTGCTCGTGCGGCTTTCTTTCCAGGCTCATCGTTATCAAACGCTATGATAATATTATCGTAGCTATCCAGCCATTCAAACTCCCGCTTACAATCTTTGTAGGCAGAAGTAGATGAACGCACTCCAACAACAGGCCACTTAGAACCCATCATCTGATACGCTGACATCGTATCGATCTCACCTTCACACAAGGTAACAAACTTTCCCTTGCTAGAAAATTCTGATTGACCAAACAACCTAGCTTTAGCTATTGGTCCTTTGCTTTGAAAGTTCTTAGTCTCTACGTGTCGTACCTTGTACGCTATAGCCTCACCATCCTTGGATGTATAAGGGTAGAGATGTTCAGAGATAACACCACTATCGAAAGTAAACCTTACTTTGTATTGGCGTACCGTATCAATATCAATGTTACGTTCTTTAATTGGACCTACTTTAGTGTTATCTAAGTTGATCTCTAACTTAGTAGCGGTCTGTAGTTCCACCACATTACTCTCCTTTCGGGGTTGAGAAGTGCCAAAGTAATCTCTTGTATTACATGAATAACAGTAGGCATGGCCGTCATTATACTCAGTATAGGCATCACTGCTATCACAATGAGGACATGGACCCTGCTTAATAACGTTAGTAGGTTCATTGAAAAATTCTTTAATCATCAGCATTCTTTTCCCATATCTGTAGATGTTCTTCGTAAGTCATCAAGTTATCTAATGCATCAAAGATATGATACTTACATTCAAAACATGGTTCTACTTTACCATCTTTAAACTTAATCTCTTTAGGCTCTAGTATACTATTACATATATTACAACGCATGTCAACTCCTTTCTTGTTACAGGGTCATATTAAATTCAGTTAAGGGTTCCAGTATAGACTTAATGACATCAACTGTAAACCCATTACCTAACATCTTGTACCGTTGTGTATTAGATACATGATTAGTGTAGTTGTCAGGTACAGTTTGTAATCTTTCGCACTCGATAGGGGTAAGCTTACGCCATGTAGTTGTATCCTTAAGAACTTTAGGTGTACGCCATCCACCCTGACAAGTATTAAGTGTAGGTGATTTACCTTGAGGATGGTACACACGCTTCACTGAATCAAAACCTGATATATCAGCGTCACCAATATGACACAACCCATCCTTAGAGAACACGAGTTGCCGCCGGTTCTTCTCAAAGTAACTCTTTAAGTTACCACCTTTAAAATAGTTAGCATCAATACAGTGTGCTTTATCTCTATCTGTTATACCATCTTCAAGTATATCTTGTAGTACTATACCTTTATCTTCTGGTAGATTAAATGGTATATTAGTCCAGTATAAACGATACCTATTCTGTGCTGATACTACATTACTATTGATAGCGATTGGTTCTACACCTAACGCTTCAGTAATAACGTCCTGACTCTCCTGTTTCATACGTACATTCTCAAGTAAAAAGTATTTAGGTTTAGTTTCTTTAAGTATACGTACATACTCCCAAAATAATTTGGATCGTGGATCGTCAAAGTTTAATCGCTTACCAGCAAAAGAAAACCCTTGACATGGCGAACCCCCTACCAATAGATCAATTTTAGGTTGAAGATGTTGGTGTAAGTGTTTGTCATTCCACGATAAATCAGTAACGCTACCCAAGTGTATAGTCTGTGGATAATTCTCCTTAGCTACCTTGATTGCGTACTTATCAATCTCACTAGCGTAGTAGTTGCATGGAATACCAAGTTTGTCAAGTGCAATCCTGGCACATGACATACCATCAAACAAAGAGAGAACATTTAACATAGAGTGTACTCCTATATAACAAACCCACTCGTATCATTACGAGCTTCGCCTTTAGCTTTAAGACCAACGATAACATATTTTTTATCTAAAAATCTAAGATCATCTTGATCTCCATCAATTACTTCATACTTGATAGGCACATGATCCCATGCTGTACGTGGTCCCCATATGTAGTGTTTAGGTACATTCTTAAACACAAAGGATACGTTACATCCATTAGACAATGCCATCCAACAATCTTTCATGTTATTCTCACTTCTACTAAAAGTCAAGTGATAATTTTTAGGGAGTTGGTTTTTCCCATACAGATATGCACGTTTAGGTATCTTAGTGTAATCATAAAAATTTACATCTGGAAATTCATCCATGATACCTGTAGTTTCCCAAGGAAAATCACTTGTACCATTCAAACGAATTGCTACTAACATATCTTTGCGAGATGCTTTAGCAATAAGTTTTTTAATATCCAAACGTAGCTCATGCATAAACAGTTTACGATGCTCCATGAAGTATTTAGTTTTTCGTATACGAGCGTGCTGCACATTGCTCATCTTACCTCTACCAGCAGTATACAAACACGATTCAGCGCATCCATTTGATGCTTTTGCACACATATTATACCCAGATATTTTGTGTGGTGCTAAGTACAGGATGCCTGTCATAACCCCACGCTTTACACCCTTAATAGTTTTAGCGTCATTGTTAACTGATAGTAAATTCATAATACTACCCCTTTACTTTCGTAATACTTTTTCAATACTTGGTTATACCTTTTCATATCATATATATACAAGGTTTCTTCTTGTCTATCATATGCCCAAAGAGGATAGGGTAAAGGCGGTTTAATCCAATTGTCTTCGATGTCTTCCATTATTGCCTGTTCCATCTTTGATAAACACAGTTTTGTGTTAGATGGTAAACTTAAATTTACCAATCTGTTTTGCATTACTTTTCTCCTATACTATCTGAAGAAATCCTATACCATTCCCTTCAGGATCACGCATTACCCATGCACATTTAGTCTTCTTACCTTTACGAAAACTAATTCCAATACAAGGTTTACCAAACTCTGCAATAGTCTCATCGTAATCATCTACAATGATCCTTTCTACTGTGTATCCTAACAGTTGTTGATACTCATTTGCATATTTATTACTATCGTCCATTACATTACCTCCGATAAGTTAGCTTTGAAATGTAAGTCACGCTCTACACGTAGACCTAAAGAACCTCGTACACTTTCCAAGTCAGACAACATGAAGTATCCAAACTCAGGGTAATGCCCATCTACCCATCCAAAGAACCGCCAATCATCACCCTCTGGATTGCCTTCAGTTACATACCAAGTCCATGAGCTATCAGGTGTAAAAAACTTGGCAACAACAGGAATATTTTTGGCCTCTGTACTGTCATGTGTACCCAAACCTGGAATTTTCTTTTCGATTTCTTTTGTCATAAGTTTCATGTTACTTCTCCCTATTTTACTGATTTAATTTTACCATCTTTCATAGTTACTTGAGCAAAAAACTCACGCCCTTGTCCAGTAATGTGAGGACGATTTGCTCCAGTTAATGTACCATTTAACTGATACTCTGGACCAAACATACTAGTCTCAATAAAGTTCAAAGGTTTACCGATACTTTTTTTAAGAACTTTTTTACTAGGGTAATTAAAGATAAGCATTATATTACTTCTCCTCTAATGTAGTTATATAATTTTCTTGAACTTCTGTTAGTTTCTTATAGATATCTATAATAGATGTGTAATCTTTTATACGTTTAGAAAGGTACACCCTTTGTTCTTCTAATTCGTATATGTTTTTTTCTAAAGTTTTTACCTTTTGCTTTAGTATAATTATGTCTTCTTGTTTCATAGTATTTGTACTCCTATCTCATTACTCAGAACTTTTTCTGAATACATTAATAATATCAATAACATAACCTCCCAATTATCCAGTTAAAATTAACACCATATACAACGATGCAAAGAATAATGCAAGTGCTATTGATGCTAGGTACAGTTCACGATCATCGTCATTTTTCATTAATTAATCTCCTTTTTAGTGACACATTGTAAGAACTTGCAAGGTCAATGGTTTTTGAAAAAAGAAACGCTCTATGCGTTTAGTGTTACTTCTGGAGCTTTCGCATTTAATTGACGCTTCCAGTACTCCAGAGTCTCTCCAGCGGATGCGTCTTTGGCCTTACGCTTGCCAAACTTAGTAACAATCTTATGCAACTCTTTGTTAAGCATAGTTGCATCGTACTCAAGATCGTCTTGATCTTTACGAGCTACACCAATCCAGTAGTTTTCCATTGATGCTTCTTCTACGTTTGCACGATCTGCTCGCTTGTTTTCTTCATCTCGTACAAATTTCTTTTGCTCACGATCATACACTTGGTCTGAATATGTTTCTACCCACACACGAAAGTAAGTAGCACCCACACCAGCATCAATATGCCACGTTAAGGCTTGGTTAATTTTACTATGATCGCCACACTTGGCATAGTGAGCAAGAGCATACAAAGCTACGTTCCACAAGTTACGCTTCCCACTTTTAAATTGGGACACGCCAGTTTTACCAGCTTTGACAAATTGCTCATCGTTTTTAATTGCAAGTTTTAGTACTTTTGCCATGATAGTCTATCCTTCTCGTAGTAGATAGACCTTACAAGCTCTTACAATATGTCACGCATAGTCAGTCTAGCTGTAGTGTTTGGTTTAACCTTGAAAAGTATATTGCCATCGCTTTTGCCCTACGTAAACGCTAGGGATAAAACAGCCAGCATACAATCAAACGGTCCACTCGCAATTGACTTTGTATCGGTTCAACGACTTTGGCTTGGTCCAGGCACAAGTGTTGCTAGTACTCGCACCAGACTACCATCATTTTATCAGGATTTACCGTACCATTTCAGGCACGCACCTAACTATGCGATCTTGAATTGGGTTAGAATTTAACCCGCAAAACAGACTATTTCTAATCTGTTTTAAATGTTAAATCCATTTACCGTTATTTTTGATCCTGCGGTCATGTCTCCAATTCCAAGACCAGTCAGGCCTAGATTTTCCACTTGGAAACAAATTCTCAAAATTTCCTTTAGTTAAGGAACGCTCACCTATTACCGCCCTAGCTCTGATACCTTGGGCATATGCCAGCAAATCCCTTTGCTGTTTAGCTAACCGTTCCCTTTTACCTAGTCTAGCCATAGAGGCCTCCCATGTAAAAAGTTAATCTATAAAATAGGATTTAATATTGAGTTAATCAATCACCTATATTTGATGATTATGAGACTATAGGAGTTTGATATTGTTGTCTACAAAAAAAATAATTATTTTTATTCTTCAATGTTTTCAATGGGTTATAAAGAATATTAGAACAATTCTAAAAAGTTATCCACAGGCAAAAACAATAAAAAAAATAATATGGAGTCGGGTAAATAGACTATCATTAAATAAATATAATCTATTATTAATCGGGTAAATAGAATAGATCAATGTAATGATAGTTAAAAACTATATAATCGATATATATCAATAGATTAAATGAATGTAGTAATAGCTTAAACCTATCAAGATCCCGAACAATTAAAATGAAATAGATAATATATTTTTTGCTTGACTGTGACATTTATGCAACAGCCAGGCAGTGTGACATTTATGCAACAGTGGTATTTATGCAACAGTACTGTGACATTTATGCAACAATATATTTGTTCACGTTTTGTTCTTCTAGGGCCATAATGGGGGTTTCAATGCTGTGGTGCTTTTTTCACACACCCTAAAAATTACTCAGAGAAATTACACAATAGTTCTTGACAAGCTACACAGACCGGGCTATTATATATTTATATAGATACATTACTTATAATAATTATAATTATAATTTTCTTTATAGTACTTACAGTAATATAATTAATATAAGTATTTCAATAACTTAGGGTTTCGCAGCATTTTTAATTTTTTTGGTATATTGACTTTATAATTCCTTTGTGTTATAATTAGTCATCATGGAAAAACAAAAATCATTTAGAATTGGTTTAGCTTTAATACTAATTTTATTTTTTTCTTTAGTTAGTTTTGCAGCTAATTCAAATCCCCCAAAAGAAATAGCTTTTGTCCGTTTTGTTTGTTTTCATAAAAATGCTATAGATAGATTAATAGCAGACGATAAAATTGATAGAAACAAAGCAATGCTAACTTTTAGAGTATTAGTTCAACTAAGAGCTTGTGCAGTTATGCCACAAGGAAAACTTTTAAAAATTAATAGAACTTTAGAAGAATACAAAGACTCTAAAGGTGATCCTACTTTTTTAATTGAAATTATAGATCAAGCACAAAATGTATTCTACACAATTATTGAAAAACAAAATATAAAAGAACAAGGATTAAAAGTATGAAATACCCAGAACATAAAAAAATATTAAAAGATGTACAAGGAAGGTATAGAACACAATCTTTGTTTAAAGAGTTTTATCTTAAAGACATAGACCCTTTGTGGACTTTAAAGGATGAGGATACCCAAGGTAATCTTCCAAGTCTTAAAAAACTTTACATGGATTTAGAAGACCCAACTGAATATCAATTTGCTTTAGAAGCTTTTGGTTCTTGGCAGCACTGGATAAAAATTAAATCATCAGCAGCTATTAAACCTTTTATTGAAGATTGGGCTATTGAACTAGAAGTAGCTTTGCGCTCTAAAGGTATACGTCTTGTAGCTCAAGAAGCTTTAAATGGTAAATCAAAGTTTAATGCAGCCAAGTTTTTAGCTGAAGGCCAATGGAGAAAAACAGATCACAAACGAGGCAGACCAAGTAAAGAAGAGGTAGTAAGAGAATTAAAAATAGCTGCTAAACTAGATTCTGAAATAGGAGAAGATGCAGCACGACTAGGCTTGCACGTAATCCAAGGATCGAAAGACGATGCCAGCTAAAAAGAAAACTAAAAAGGATGCTTGTTACCACAAAGTTAAATCAAGGTATACCAAGTGGCCTTCTGCTTATGCATCAGGTGCTTTAGTTAAATGTCGTAAAGTAGGTGCAGCTAACTGGGGAAACAAAACAAAAGGTAAAAAATAATGGCAAGTAAAAAATCTTTTAAACCTCACATGATGTATTCTAAATCAGGTCAAAGTAAAATGACTAAAACTTATGCAGAACATTTAGCATTAAAGAAAAAAGGTTGGGGCCACTCCAAACCTAAAAAGAAAAAGTAATGGCTAAAAAAGAAAGTTTAAATAAATGGTTTTCCCGAAACAAAGGAAAAGGTTGGATAGATTGTAAAACAGGTAAACCTTGTGGACGTAAATCAGCTAAGAACTCTAAACGCCCATACCCTGCTTGCAGACCTACCAAAGCTCAATGCAACTCAGCAGCTAAAAAGAAAAAAGGTCCAAGTAGAGTTAGTTGGAAAAAGAAATAATGCAGCCTACCAAAGAAGAAATTAAACTTGCCGCTGAACGCAGCTTAATATCTTTTATTCGTCTTATTGCTCCTCAAACTGTACTAGGCCAGGTACACGAAGAGCTTTGCCAATGGTGGACAAGGCAAGATAAAAAACAATACCAACTTACTTTACTACCCAGGGATCATCAAAAGTCCAGGATGGTTGCTTACAAAGTTGCTTGGTATCTTACAAACTACCCAGATCATCGTATTCTTTATATTTCTTCTACAGCTAACTTAGCTGAAAAACAATTAAAGTTTATTAAAGATATTTTTACATCTGAAATATATAGACGTTACTGGCCTAACATGGTTAATAAAGAAGAAGCTAAAAGAGAAAAGTGGACTAACTCAGAAATATCTTTAGACCATGAACTTAGAAAAAAAGAGGGTGTCCGTGATCCGTCTGTTTTTACTGCCGGTCTTACTACTAGTATTACTGGCTTACACTGTGACGTTGCCGTTATGGATGATGTGGTCGTATATGAAAACGCCTACACCAATGAAGGAAGAAACAAAGTAAAGTCTCAGTATTCTTTGTTGTCATCTATTGAAGGTGCAGAAGCACAAGAATGGGTAGTAGGAACTCGTTATCATCCTAAAGATTTGTATAATGATTTAACCGAAATGGAATGTGAAATCTACAATGAAACAGGAGAAGTATTAGGATACGAACCTTTATATGAAAAGTTTGAAAGACAAGTTGAAAGTTTAGGAGATGGTACAGGAGAGTTTTGCTGGCCTAGACAACAAAGATCAGACGGTAGATGGTTTGGGTTTGACCGTACAATCCTATCTCAAAAACGAGGAAAGTATTTAGATAGAACACAGTTTTATGCTCAGTACTATAACAATCCTAATAACCCAGAAGGTTCTGGAATTAACCCAGATAAATTTCAATACTACGATAAAAAGTTCTTGACACGTAGCGGTGGTGTATGGTATCATAAGTCAGAACGATTAAATGTTTTTGCATCTATTGACTTTGCTTATAGTTTAAGTAAGAGAGCCGATAGTACTGCTATTGTTGTTATAGGTGTTGATAGTTCTAACAGTTATTATATTTTAGATATAATTAGATTTAAAACAGAAAAGATTGTAGACTACTACAACGAAATTTTAGATGCTCACACTAAATGGGATTTTAGAAAAATACGAGCTGAAGTAACAGCAGCACAAAAAGCAATTGTACAAGAACTTAAATATTCTTATATTAAACAAAATGGTTTAGCTTTAAGTATTGATGAACACTCTCCTAATAGACACCAAGGTTCTAAAGAAGAAAGAATACGTGCAATACTAGAACCTCGCTATGACAACTTATCTATTTGGCATTACTACGGTGGAAACTGTCAAATACTAGAAGATGAGTTAATGTCAGAAAACCCACCTCACGATGATGTTAAAGATGCTCTCGCAGCAGTTATAGAAATTGCAATACCTCCTTCACAGGGAATGAAAAATAAACATAACAATAATGTTGTCCCTATTTTTAATTCTCGGTTTGGTGGCGTAGCTTACGGTTAAAAATTTTTTGGAGTTATTATGGCAGGAAAAACTTTAGACATTGTAGACATCATTGAAGGTGTAGATCAATTTGCAGAAGCAATTGCAAATCAATTTGTAGAATGGAATACCCTACGTGAAACATGGGTAGATGAAAAAAAAGAACTACGTAATTACCTTTTTGCAACTAGCACTAAGGATACAAGTAACAACAAACTGCCTTGGAAAAACAGTACAACTACTCCGAAGCTTACCCAATTAAGAGACAATCTTCACGCTAACTATATGGCTGCTTTGTTTCCTAATGACAACTGGTTAAACTACGAAGCTGATGATCGTGAAAGTGCAGATGGGGATAAACGCCGCATCATAGAATCTTACTTAAAAAATAAAACCCGTCAAGGTAATTTTCGTAATGTACTTTCACAACTTACCTATGACTTTATTGATTACGGTAATGCTTTTGCAAGTGTTGATTATTTTGATGAAACAAGAATAGACGAAGAAACAGGGGAAGAGTTCCCAGGTTTTGTTGGGCCTAAAGTTTTACGTATTAGCCCTTACGATATTGTGTTTAATCCTTTAGCCGCTGACTTTGATTCTTCTCCTAAGATTGTTAGATCAATTAAAACTTTAGGAGAACTTAAAGTTGAAATACAAGAAAATCCAGAAAAGGGGTACTTAGAAGATGTTTTTGAATTGGTCGTTAACAATAGGCAAAAAGTTCAATCAGCTAGTGAACAAGATACAGCAAAGTCAGAAGCGTACCAAATTGATGGGTTTAGCTCTGTTTATCATTATTATCAGTCTGGTTATGTTGAACTCCTAGAGTTTATAGGAGACATTTACGATCAAAATGAAAACAAACTTTACAAAGATCATATCATTACAATTGTAGATCGTAAACATATTATTCGTAAAATACCTAACCCTACTTGGCGTAAATCAATTGTACGTCATGTAGGTTGGCGTTTGCGTCCTGATAACTTGTATGCAATGGGGCCACTAGATAATTTAGTAGGTATGCAATACAGGATAGATCATCTTGAAAACTTAAAGGCTGACGTTTTTGATTTGATTGCTCACCCAGTAATGAAAGTACAAGGTTACGTAGAAGACTTTGACTATGGCCCTAACGAAAGAATTTATGTAGGTGATGATGGTAATGTAGACTTTATTCGTCCTGACCCTACAGCTTTAAATGCAGATACTCAAATTGCTGTAATGGAACAACGAATGGAAGAAATGGCTGGCGCACCTAAACAAGCTATGGGTATGCGTACACCAGGAGAAAAAACTGCATTTGAAGTACAGTCTTTACAAAATGCTTCAGGTAGAATTTTTCAAAATAAAATTAATTACTTTGAACAAATGTTTGTAGAGCCTTTACTTAATGATATGTTATCAGTTGCAAGACGTAACTTAAACTCTAGAGATGTAGTCAAATCTATTGATGATGCATTAGGAGTACAAATATTTGAAAACATAACTAAAGACGATCTTACTGCTAACGGTAGAGTTTATCCTGTAGGAGCTAGGCATTTTGCAGCTAAAGCTAATCTTTTACAAAACTTAACGCAACTAGCATCATCAGCAATTGGTCAAGACCCTTCAATTAATATTCATTTGTCAGGTAAAAAAATGGCTAAGTTAATTGAAGAAGTTTTAGATTTAGAAAAGTATGGAATATACAAAGAAAATATTCGTATCTTTGAACAACAAGAAACCCAACAACTTGTTAACTCTGCTCAAAGAGAAGTAGATGAACAACAAGCTTTTGCAAATGAAATGTCTGGAGTACCTAATGAAGAACAACCTATCGACACTATGGCTATCCCACCTGAAGGACCAGAAGGACAAGGATAATTTTAAAGAGTATATATTAAACTCAAGCTCTATATGGGATAGGTTAAATTATATTTTAGATAAAAAAATTATACCACCAAAAGCTAGTGACTATGATTCTCCTTCTTGGTCACATTACCAAGCTGACAGTAATGGTTACAACAGAGCTATAAAAGATATTAAAGAAATTTTACCATTGACAATTAAACAATAATTTGTTATAATTAGGATAGATAATCATAGAAAGGACCAATATCTATGTCTGCATTTGACCAAAATAATACTACACCTGAAACCCAAAGTACACAAGAAACTTCTGAACAACAAATAAGTGCTTTTGATTCTTTAGTTGGAGAAGAACGTAAGTTTAAAAATGCTGATGATTTAGCGAAAGGTAAATTAGAAGCAGATAAATTTATAGATCAACTAAAATCTGAATTAAGTGGGATGAGGGAAGAGCTAGATAAACGGATGACCTCAGAAGAAGTTCTAGCTAAAATACAAGAAGAAACTAGAAATTCCGTCCAGCAGCAGGGGGAGAATACCACTCCTTCATTAAGCGAAGACAAAGTAGAAGAGTTGGTGAAAAAAACCTTGGAGTCAACTCGTACTGAAGAAACTAAACATGGTAATCTACAAGCTGTAGACAATAAGCTAGTAGAAATGTTTGGAGATAAAGCTGGTCAATGGCTAGTAACAAAGTCTCAAGAGTTAGGCGTAAGTCCTGGTTTTCTTGAAGATGTAGCTAAGACAAGCCCATCTGCTTTCTTCAATACTGTTGGGTTAAACGAACCTAACATTCAATCTAAATCAAGTGTAACAACTTCTTCAGTTAATACTGAAACACTACAAAATGTTACACAACAACAATCTGCCCAAGTTGGTACTAAAAAGTACTATGACAATATTAGAAAACAAGACCCTCGAAAGTATTGGACTCCTGAAGTACAGAATCAAATACTTAAATCAAGGGAAGAACTTGGGTCAGAAAAATTTTATGCTTAATGAATTACGAGGTAAGATAAAATGGCATTTACTACAAGCAATGTAGGTCATCTTACTCGGAGTGAAGTCTGGTCTTCTCAGCTAAAAGATGTGCTAGAAGACGATCTCATGGCCCAAAGCTATGTGAATTGGATGACTGAGTTCCCTGATGGTGACACTTTTAAGGTTCCTTCTATTGGTCAAGCCCAAGTAGAAACCTATGCAGAAAACGATGCAATTAGTTATGCACCGTTAGATACTGGTCAGTTTACGTTTACGATTACGGAATACTTGGCCTCTGGCATTTACATCACTGAAAAAGCCAAACAAGATATGTACTACATGAATCAATTGGTTTCTCAGTTTGTTCCTAAACAGCAACGTGCTATTATGGAACAAGTTGAAGCTAAGATTCTAGGTTTGGAATCAGAGCAAACTGCTTCAAACGCAAACGCTATTAACGGTGCAGACCATCGTTTTGTAGCTACAGGCACTAACGAAGTTATCACGGTTGCTGACTTTGCTAAAGCTCGTTATGGTTTGAAAAAAGCTAATGTTCCAGACACTAACTTGGTTGCAATTGTTGATCCTTCAGTTGAATACACGATCAACACTTTGACTAACTTGAGCAATGTTTCCAACAACGCAATGTGGGAAGGTGTTGTTTCTTCAGGTATTGCAACAGGTATGCGTTTTGTTAAAAACATTTACGGATTTGACGTTTATGTTAGTAACAACTTGGCTGATGCAAATGAACAGATTGGTGGGTCAGGCCCAACGACTGCTGCTGGAAAAGCAAATATGTTTTTCTCAGCTGCTCCTGATGTGCTTCCGTTTATTGGTGCATGGCGGCAAATGCCTAAAGTTGATAGCGAGTTCAACAAAGATAAACAGCGTGATGAATACGTTGTTACTGCTCGTTATGGCGTGAAACTTTTCCGTCCTGAAAATCTTGTCTGCGTTCTGTCAGACACAGATCAAGTTTAAAGGGAGGATTTGATATGACTGTTCATGTAAACTCTGATGGCCTTGAAGTTCTTTACGGTGCGTCTAAAGCTGTAAAGCGTAAAGGCGGTGATATGAAATCGTTTGGTGATCTTCACGAAGTAAGGATGACCATTACAGGAACTGAAGTAACTAGTGCTGATGCTCCTAACGATAAAAAAATTACCATCCCAAGTGGTGCTTATATTGAAGAAGCAATTCTTACAGTAGGTGCTACTGCTTTCACATCTGGTGGTTCAGCCACTCTTGACATTGGCGTTATGCTTGATGACAACGATGGTACGTTTAGTACTAAAGATGCTGATGGCATTGATGCAGCAATTGGTAAAGCTACTCTAGCTGCCAATGCTCGTATTGCTTGTAACGGAGCGTTAATTAACACTGTTGTTACAGATGGTAGTAATGGGCTACCTATGCCGATTTCGGTAGCATACGGAACAGCAGCTTTTACGGCTGGTGTTGCTGAACTAGTTATTCGTTATAAGCTTTCTCACGCTTAACGTATACCTAGTTTTTTGGATACTCAAGGTCAACTGGCGTAACATTATTTAGTTTGTAAGTCCATACCTTGAGTTATCTTTTTAAAGTTATTCAGAGGAATCAATGGCAAACGTACAACACGCAAGTTTAACTGGCTCTGATATCCACGAACCTAAAGGAGCTAATAGTGCTTCAGCAAACACAGTGTACGTTGCTAACGGTTCAGGTTCAGGCACTTGGCAAGCAGTAGCTTCAGGGCAAATTAATACTGCAAGTATAAAAAATTTAAATAAAAATTATATAACGTATACTATTCCTGATATATCTACAGCAGGGTCACACTTTGTTGTTACTCCAATTGCAGGAACAATAAACAAAATTTTTTCAACAATTAACAACGCAATTAGTTCTGCTGACTGTGGTTTAACTTTTGAAATTGCAGGAACATTAGTAACTAACGGTGCAATTACAATTGCTCATTCTGGTTCTGCTGCTGGCACTGTAGACAACTCAACCCCTAGTGGTCAAAAAACTTTAACAGCAGGACAAGCTATAGAAATTATTACCGATGGTGCAAGCTCTACAGCTTGTAGGGCTACTATAACTTTTGAGTTGGATGTAAGCTAATGGCAAAATTAACAGCAACAGATTTAACATCTCTTACAAATGAATCAACAGCTATTAGCCAAATAAATGCTAACTTTGCTGCTGTTGAAACAGCAATGGAAAAAACTTTAAGCAGAGATGGAACAACTCCTAATACTATGTCTGCTTCTCTTGACATGAATAGTCAAGCAATTGTAAATTTACCAACACCTTCTGCTGGAACTAACCCTGTAACTAAAACATATGGTGACGCTAACTACGGTGGTACAGCTGCAACTACAGCAACTACTAAAGCTTCTGAAGCAAGTGCTAGTGCTACTGCCGCAGCTTCTAGTGCGTCTACAGCATCTGGTCATAAAGATACGGCATTAGCACAAGCTACATTAGCTACAAATTATGCAGTTAAAGTTGATGGTGCTGCATCTGGATCAGACCACTCAGCTAAAGCTTGGGCTATAGGTGGTACTGGGGTTACAGACACAGCTTCAAAAGGAGCAGCAAAAGAATGGGCTATTGAAGTTGAAGATAATACTGTAGATGGTTCTGGTTATTCGGCTCTTCACTGGGCAGCTAAAGCTAGTGCATCAGCTACTTCTGCTTCTACTTCAGCATCTACAGCAACAGCTTTTAACAAACGATGGACAGCAGTAACACTTCACACTGGGGCAACTCTTAACTTAGCAAGGGCTGATGTAGGTACATACTATGTACTAGATACAAGTAGTAATGGCATTACAGTAAATCTTCCTAACATTGGGAGTGACTCAGATGAAGCTCTTGATGGGCAAATGTTTGGTTTTGAACTTAGTGATGCTACTAACCCTGTAACTATTACAAGAGGTGGTGACAATAACGATTATATGAATGGGGTAAATACAGCTAACTACACTGGTCTAACTACTGTTGGTCAGGTTATCCATTTTATTGCTGATGATGCAAGTCCTGATAATTGGCTTGTAACAATTATGTCTCAATCTTCTGATGCTTCAGCTACCGTTAAAGGAATAGTCGAACTTGCTACAGACGCAGAAGCAATTACAGGAACTGATACTACAAGAGCAACAACTCCAGCTAACGTAGCTGCAACATTTCCTACCATTAGGCAGATACCACAAAACAGTAAGAGTGCTGCTTATGATATAGTCCTAACTGATGCTGGTAAACATCTGTACCATCCTGGATCAGATACAGATGCTAGAACTTGGACAATACCAGCTAATTCTTCTATAGCATTCCCAATTGGGTCAGCCATTACATTTGTAAATGATACAAGTGCAGGAGCAATTACAATTGCAATTACCTCAGATGTGTTGGTTCTTTCTCCTGATGGCACAACAGGAAGTCGAACACTTGCTGCTAATGGTATAGCAACTTGCATTAAAATGACTGCAACAAGATGGATGATCTCTGGTTCGGGGTTAACTTAAATGCATCAGCAAATGTTATTTGCTAGTCTAGCTGGTGCAAGTGGTTACACCATAACTCATGCATTAGTGTTCGATGGCTCCGCTGATTATTTAAGTTGGACACCAAGTTCTGGCAGTACGAATACATCCATCACTTATTCTTTTTGGGCAAAACGTGTAGGACTGACAGCGTATGGTGCTGTATTAGGAGGATCATCTGGGGGAGGCAAATCAGACTACATAAGATTTTCAAACAATGATGCGTTTGAAACTATTGGTGACGATGGTAACGATTGGAGCGTTAAGACAAATGCTTTGTATCGTGACACAACAGCTTGGGCTAACTATGTTGTATCTTTTAATAATACTTCAGATGTTAGAATGTGGGTCAACGGAACTGAAATTACGAGCTTCGCTACTAACACAGAATCTGGCACTATGGGTGGCTGGCTCAGAGCAACCGAACAGTTTGTTGGTAAAAATGCTGCTAATCAAATGTATAACGGTTATTTAGCAGATGTTATTTGTCTTGATGGAATTAATGTAACTAATGCTGATAACTTTGGTGAATATGATTCAGATACAGGCATTTGGGTGCCAAAAAACCCTAGTGATATAAGCTCATTTGGCACTAACGGTTTCTGGCTGGATTTTAGTGACGGCACTAAAATTGGAAATAATGCCGCTGGTAACACTCAGCCACTAATAACTACTAATCAACAAAGATCAACTAATAGCAGTGGCAGTCAAGATCATCATAATATTACTGCTGGTGCCTCAGACGATGGTGCTATAGGGCAATCGTTTCAAGTTAGTAGCACTGATCCAATCTATGGAATTCAATTAAGAACAGGTACATTTGCAGCAAATACCATTGGTATTAGAATTGAAACAAATAATTCAGGTGCGCCAAGTGGGACATTAGTAGCGTCTAGTGCAAAAAATGACAGTTTTGCTTTGCCTGGAACTAATCAAGTTTCAGGAATAATTCCTTTAGATTCACCATTTACCCCTGTTGCTGGTACTTCATATTGGATAAAAGTTACTGGTGTAAGTGGAGCGTCATCTATTTCGATAGGTGGAAACGGAACAGGAACTAATCAATATCCTGATGGAAGGTCTTATCGTTATGGGTCATCATATAATAGTTTGTTTAACGCTGATATTTCTTTGTACTTTGAAATCTATCAAAACGGTACTGAAATATTTACCCCAACAAGCATAGGCGCAAACAATGTAGTTGCTGACTCATGTACAAATAATTCCAGTGGCGAGACTAAACTATATCCAGCTTTAAATCCACTAACTAAACATTCTAGTATAAATTTAACAAATAGTAATTTGACTCATACAGGCACAGATATTAATTTTGACACAAATACCAAAGTTAATTTTCCATTACCTTCTACTGGTAAATTTTATTTTGAGCTTGTAGCTGGCAATACAACTGGACTTTACGTAGGTGTTGCTGTAGGTAGTACCGCAAGTAACGAAAGTGGTAATGCAGCCAATAAAGGATTTTTGTATAATCAGGCAAATGGAAAATTTTATGCTAATCCAATTACGGTTTCCTCTGGAGCTGCTTATGGCAATTCGTGGACAACCAACGATGTCATAGGTGTTGCTATTGACATGACTAATGGCGGTGATATGTGGTTTGCTAAAAACAATACTTGGCAATCGTCGGCAACTGCTAGTGAGATTGCTGCCGGTACAACGACTAATGCAGCCGTAACAAATATGCCTACAAATACAACAAATGGACGCAGTTACGATGGGTCAGGTTTGTTTGTTTCTATTGGAGATAGCTCTGCAAGTGGTACTGGAACTCTTAGATTTGCCTCAGGCTCTTGGTCTTACTCTCCTCCAACAGGTTTTGGAGAGTTAACTCAAACTGTTACAGGGGTTGGAAACTATGCCACAATAAACTCAGAGGCTGTCAATATTGGTGGAAACAATGATGTTACACTTTCTGATGGCAATCTAAAAGCTGTGTATGTAGCTGACCATGCTGCTGAATTTTCTATTGCTCGATTAACCAGTGGTAAATTTTACTGGGAATTAACTAATCATACAAGTGCTGCTGGTTCAACTGGGGTTCTCGCAGGTAGTTATTACGCGAGTTATGATCGCTCTGCTAATATGAACTCTACAGGAATTTATTACTATAATCCGTTTAATGGACAAAAAATGAAAGACGGATCTGGCACATCCTATGGAAATGCAGTCGGGGCTAATGACTGTCTTCAAGTAGCATTAGACTTAGACAATAATAAAATATGGTGGGGTGTAAACAATACGTGGCAAGCATCGGGTGATCCAGCCGCTGGAAGCAATGCCGCCTACACGGACTTAACAGACACAGACTATACCCCAGTGTTAGGTTACGGAGCAGCATATACATCTATTTTAAATACAGGGCAAACTCCATTAAAATATGATCCACCCACAGGATTCAAAACTTTAAACACTTCCAATCTTCCGGCTCCAACTGTTACTAAACCAAGTGATCATTTTAAAGCTGTAACTTTTTCTGGCACTGGCAGCGCACAGAATGTTGATACATTAGGATTCCGACCTGACCTGTTGATTATTAAATCGGCAACATCAACGGCTAATTTTAACTGGATTGATTCTGCTAGAGGCGCAAGTGAAATTGTATGGTCAAACGCTAATGCGGGTACAAGCACAGAGTCAACAAGTGTTACTGGATTTCGTGATGCAGGATTTTCGGTAGGTTCAGATAGCGGAAGTTATGTAAATATTTCTGGTCAAACGATGGTTGCTTATGGGTTTAAAGCTGGCGGTGCGCCAACCGCTGACAATTCGGCGGGACAGACACCCACTAATAACAGTGTCTTTCGGAATGGTTCTGCATCAACAACGGCATTTGCTAGTGCAAATATTTATCCAACAAGAGCAAGCATTGGAACAGGCATTTCAATCCTTAAATATACTGGTAACAACTCAAGTAATCAGACGCTGGCAACTGGATTAACAGGTGCGGCTGATTTTGCCATAATCAAAAGACATACTAGTGGTGGAGATTGGGCGGCTGTCGGGATTGTTGGCAGCACTATTTACGGTATGGAACTTAATAATCCAACTAACGAGTCAGCAGTAAGCGACCAGGTTACAGCGTTTGGTAACGGAACGATCACGATTGATGGGGGCAGTGCTAACGACCCAGTGGCTTACTCTGCATATATCTTCCAAAAAACAAGCGGTCTAATTAATTCAGGGGTATACGCAGGAAATGGAAATGCTGATGGGCCATTCGTGTACCTTGATTTTAAGCCAGCATTTGTTTTAATTAAGGCGATTGATCGGTCAAATAACTGGCATATTTTTGACTCTGCCCGAAATCCTAATAACGAAATAACAAACAGTGCTTTATTTCCTGATCTTTCTATAGCCGAAGGCGGCACAAATGCCATAGATTTTCTTAGTAATGGATTCAAATTACGAACAGATCAGGTGTGGCTGAATGCCTCGTCAAGTAATAATTATATTTACCTAGCATTTGCTGAAACGCCATTCGCTTTGAATAATAGGGCAAGATAGTGGTAGGAATAATTTGGGTTCGTATATTAGAGTCGGTTCCATACACTACCCAAAAACGACACAAGGAAAAAAATTGGCTAAAGAAGCTTTATACAATCGGTACAAAGCTTTTGTCACAGAAATGAGGAAAAGAAAAAACTATGGACCCAGCAACTATAGCATTAAGTATAGCAGCTTGTAAAAAAGTACTTGATTCAGCTAAAGATGTTCAGTCTATAGGTCATGCTTTAGACGATCTTTGGAGTGCTGAAGAAGCACACAAAGCTAGAAAAACACCTAAAAAACAACCTACAACACGTATGCAACAAGTTTTAAAAATACGTGCTGGAGATGAAGGGTATGATGATGACACAGCTATAAGTGCAGTAGCTAATGATGTCTTAGCTCAAAAACAAAATGAAAGAGCTATGAAAGGGTTAGCTAGAGAGATAGATAGAAAATGGGGTTACGGAACTTGGGATACTATTCTTGAAGAAAGAAACAAAAGATTAAAAGAAAAAAAAGTTAAAGATAAAGAACATAAAGAAAAAATTGAAGAAAGAAAAAAACATGATAAAGAAGTTTGGGATAAAATTTATTATTGGTCTAAAGAGTTTGGAAAGTTAATGATTATTGTTCTTTTCGCAGGATTAGGTATATGGTGGTTAATAGAAAATAGATGTATAGGAGCCGTATGTTAAATGGAATTTGGAGTACGCGAAGTAGTTCAATTTGGTACACTACTTGCCAGTTTAGCAGGAGCTTTTGCTGTTGTTAAATCCCAACTATCAAGAGTTATTATAGACATTACAACTATGAGAGATGAATTACATGAATTAAATACACGGCTGGATAAAGCAGAAGCAGATTCAGCAGTGGTTAAACACCAGAATGGTGTGTTTGGAACTATACTATCACCTTCAAATTTAAAAGAACTTAATATGAACATAGCTGAATTACAAACTGAAATGAAAGTTGTGCATAAAAATCTAGATAAACTTTATACTATGCATAATGGAAGACACCCACCTGTAAATTAAAGGAGAAAGTAAATGCCTAAAGGATATGGTTACGGAAAAAAAGGTAAAGAAAAAAGTATGAAAGATAAAAATAAAATGATGGCTTCTAAAAAGAAACCTAAAAAGAAAAAGAAAATGATGGCATGAGTATTTATCTTGGCCCTTTAGAAGATGAAGTTTGTCCTAAATGTGGTAAAGAAAATTGCCCATGTGACCCTGAAACTTGTACTTGTGAAGCACCTGTAGAAAATTCAGAGGAATAAAAAAATGGCTGTAGAACGAGCAGGAGAAAAGTTTTCAGGATATAATAAACCTAAAAACTCTAGAAAAGGTGGTAAGAAATTTGCTGTCCTAGCTAAAGAAGGTAGTACTATTAAACTAATTAGGTTTGGTGATGCTAACATGACAATTAAAAAAAATAATCCTAAACGTAGAAAAAGTTTTAGGGCTAGGCACAAGTGCGATACAGCTAAATCTAAACTTACTGCAAGATATTGGAGTTGTAAAAAATGGTGAAGTACTATGCCTAAATTAACCTTGCTCGATATGACACAAAATATCCTTAGTGATATGGATAGTGATGAAGTTAACACAATTTCTGATACTGTAGAATCAGGACAGGTAGCTGAAATTATTAAAACTACTTACTACGATTTAATTGCAAGTAAAGCAATACCTGAAATGTTTTCTATTGTACAGTTTGAAGGTTTAAGTAATACAGCTAAACCTAATTTTTTACAGTATCCTTCTACAGCTACAGAAATACAGTGGTTTAAATATGACTCTAGAGATACTTCTAGTGACACTACAATTAACTACGTAGATGTTCAATATCTTGATCCTCAAACTTTTATGAACTTTATTAATAACAGAGATAACGCAGACTCAAATACCACAGCAATTGCTGATAGCAGTGGAATTTCTTTACTTATAAGAACTGATAAAAACCCTGAGTATTGGACAAGCTTTGATGATGAGTTTGTAGTTTGTGATAGTTATGATAGTGCTATTGAAAGTACACTACAAAAATCTAAGACCCAAGCCTACTCTAAATTAGAACCTACATTTACACTAAACAATACGTTTGTTCCTACATTAGATGTAGACTTATTTCCTTTGTTGTTAGCTACAGCTAAATCAGTAGCATTTGTTACACTTAAACAACAAGGTAATCCTGCTGCTAACGCATCTTCAAGAAATCATTTGGTGCGTCAACAAAATAACAGACATAGATTTAGAGCAGCAAATGAAGTAACATACCCTGACTACGGCAGATAAAGAAAGGAAGACCAATGCCTACTATATTTATGACTCCGACTAAAGTTGAATACGAAATACAAAAAGATGGAGCTACAGGTTTAATTAAGTTTAGCCCTGTTGCTGGTGGAGCTATTCCAAATCTCTTAGATAGTTGGTATACATCTCAAAGATTTGCAGATGCAGCTTGGAAAACCTATGTAGATTCTTTAACTGCTTCTAAACCAGATATGAGACTTAAAGAAAATAAACCTCAAGGAACTAAATAAAACTAATGGCTGTTGGTGCAAAACCGTATAATACTTTTGTAGCTGGTTTAATTACAGAAGCTGGTCCTTTAACATTTCCTGAAAATGCAAGCCACGATGAACTTAATTGTATTTTGTTTCGTAAAGGAAATAGACGTAGAAGGCTTGGTATTGACTACGAAAATAGTTATGCTTTAAGTTCAGCTACAATTACAGAAGCTCAAGCTAGAGACAAAGCTATTCGTACTCACGTATGGTCTTCTGTAGCTGGTAATGGTAATAGAAACTTTTTAATTATCCAACTTGATTCTACTTTACACTACTATGATTTAAGTACTGACCCATTAAGTAATGGTAAAAAATCTTTTACTACTGATTTAAATACATACAAAGCTACAGGCGTAACTGATGTAGGAAGTGAACCTGTTTCAGTTACATCAGGAAGAGGATTAGCAATTGTTAGTTCTAAAACTTTAGAGCCTTTTACAATTGAGTATATTGTTGCTTCTGATACTATTACAGTTACCCCAATTAGTTTACAAATAAGAGACTTTGATGGTGTCGATGATTCACTTGAGCCAGATGAAGAACCTAGTTCATTAACTGCTGAACATAGTTATAATTTAAAAAATCAAGGATGGAACTCTCCTGGCAGTGGGGAAGCTGATCCAACTACTACGTATCAAAGTTCTAAAAGTGTTTACCCATCTAATTCTAAACAGTGGTGGATAGCAAAAGATAATGAAGATATTTTTAAACCTGATCTTTTAGCTAAATTTAGTGGAGGTAATACTCTTGCTCCTAGAGGACATTGGTTACTTAACCCATTTTATAAAGATAGAAGCACTGTTTCAGGTGTAGCAGGAATTACAGTAGAATCAGAAGCTAACAGGGTTCAATTTGTACAATTTTTTGCAGGAAGAATTTGGTATTTTGGTGTGGACTCTAGTAAAATAAATGGTAATATATTTTTTAGTCAAGTGCTTACAGATGTAGATCGTGCAGGAAAGTGTTACCAAGAAGGTGATCCAACATCAGAAGAAAATAATGAACTGTTAGATGATGATGGTGGTGTAATAGTTATACCTGAAATTGGAAGTATTTTAGGTTCACTTGTTGTAGATAGGTTTCTTATTATTTTTGCGAGTAATGGGTGTTGGGCTATTAGTGGTGCGTCTAATGATGGATTTAAAGCTACTGATTTTCAAGTTAACCAAGTTACTACAGTTGGATGCAACAGCACAGGTTCAATTATTGAAGTTGAAAGTAAACCTTATTGGTGGTCTGAAACTGGAATATACACAATTGCTCCAGATCAAATTAGTGGAAGGTTAACAGCACAATCATTAACTCAAAATACAATTGAAACTTTTTATCAAGATGAAATTCCTTCTGTGTCTAAAGCATTTGCTCAAAGTGTATACGATCCAGCTACCAAAAGAATATACTGGTTTTATAATACAGTTGCTCCTACTAGTGGTAATCAGTATACAGCTAATGTTAATGCAGCTTTAATTTTTGATACTTCATTAGGTGCATTTTATCCTTGGCAAATATCATCTTTAGATAGTAATAGTCCTGTTATAGCTGGAGTATTTAATACTAAGTCTGTTAATGCAGTAGATAACACAGAACTTGTAGCTGATTCAGATGGTGATTTAGTTATTCGTTCTAATGGTGATAGTGTTGTTGTTGACGTAACAAGTATATCAGGATCAAATACATTTCTTAAATGGTTTTTCTTAGAGCCTACAGGTTCTAGTACCTACAAGTGGACATTTGGTTTGTTTAATAATGGAGATTATATTGATTGGGAAACTAAAGACGGTACAGGAAAAACTTATGAATCTTATGTCCAAACAGGTTTTGAAATTGCAGGAGATTTTGTTAAAAAGAAAACTCCACCGTACATCTACGTTTATTTTGATAAGTCTGAAACTGCTACTGCTGGTGGGGCTTTGGTTAATCCTTCATCTTGTTTCTTAACTACTAAATTTGATTGGACTGAAAGCGGAGACACAGGTAAGTGGAGTACTAGAAGACAAATATATAGGTTGAAAAGATACTTTGATAGTGGTATAATTAGTACACACCTGCCAGGAGAAACACTAGTTGTAGCTAAAGAAAAGATAAGAGGAAGAGGTAGAGCTATACAATTTAGGTTTGAAAGTGAAAGTGGAAAGGACTTTAATATACATGGATGGCAAGCAATCTACAACGTCCAAGACGGACTATAAACCTGCAAAAAGACCGTATAAAAGTTATTTTGAAGAAAAAGGGGACTATCTTTTAAAAATGCAATCAGGTGAAATTAAAGATAAAATACTTTTAGGGGAAAATGATTGTATTCAATTTTATGCAGAAACAGATATTCCTGGACAATTAGTTTTTCACTATAAAGTTTTAAAATTTTCTTTATCTGATTTTAAAGAAATGAAAGCAGGATGGGGTTTAGTTTTAAATTATTTAAAAAATTTAGGAATTACAGAAATTCCTGCAAGGTGTAAACCTGATGATATTCAAAATAAAAAATTTTTTAAACTAATGGGATTTAAACATATAGACAATTGGTTATCTAAAGATAATGGTGTTGTAATGTTAGAAGAGTATAGGTATTATAATGTGTGATCCAATAACAGGTATTATTATAAGCTCAGTAATTAGTGGTGGCTTTCAGTATATGGGGCAAAAAAAACAGATGAAAGCTGCAAAAAGAAGGGCTGCTGAAGCTGCCGCCGCTAGGCAAAGAGGAGAAGCTTTACAACGTAGGCGTGATGATATTATGGCATCTAGGCAACGCCGTAGGTCAGCCGCAGAAGCTCGCAGATTACGTGCTACCGCAGTTAACGTAGGCGCACAAAGAGGCTTCGGTGGAGCTATAGGACAACAAGGAAGTACCCTTGCTGGTTTTCAAGGGAGTATCCAAAGCCAGCTTAATTATAACAACGCATTTATAAATCGTGTGACAGAGGTAAACCAAGGAATAAGAAGTGCATTTGGACAAGCTCAAGATATTGCTTCTAGACCAATTAGTGCTGGAATGGGCCTAATGGCTTTTGGTAATTTAGTAGGAAGTGTAGGAAAAAGTTATTTTGGTATGAAAGCTAGATTTAATCCTGGAACAGGATATAATGAAGCAAATTTAGGAGAAATGGGGCAAGGTTCTTTGTATGGGAATTATGAATAATGGCTGAAGACCTTTTAAGATTTGATGAAGAAGAACTAGAAATCCCTTCTTTTTCTTCTAGTAGTAATCTTTCTGAGCAAGAAATAACTAAGGTAGCTTCTTTAGCTGCGTTAGCTTCTATGCCTTCAAATTCAGTATTAGATGATGTTGAAATTAAATACCCTGCGTATTTAAAAAGTTTTGAAAGTTCAATTCAAAGAGGAGAAGAACAAAACATAAGAGAAAGTTTTTCTTTAAGTCTTGTTCAAGAAGAATTAAATGCTTTAGATAATTTAAGTGTTTTTACTCTTAATGACCCTAATCTTTCTGTAGAAGAAAAAGCTAAAATAACTAACGATGCAGCTATTTCTTATCAATTACAAGATGCTAATGATCTTTTAGCGTTAGAAAAAAGTGCTGTAAATCGAGCTAAAACATTAAGTTTATCTGATCCTGACCAATTAGACATTGAAGAAGAAAGTTTAAAAGATAATGCAATAGGAGAGTTAGGAGATTCTGTTGCACAATTTGTTGAGCGTAGTTTAAGGATTCAAAGTGATGTTCAAAAAATTACTAAAGGTCAAGAAAATGAAGGTTCATTAACTAAAATTTTAAATTTTGTTGCTTCTATGGTTCCTACTAACTTGTACACTTCAGCAGATAATATTATTGAAAAAATAAACAGTTATACTAAATCTCCTGGTTATAACTTACAAGATGCATCTAGGTATTTACTTTTAAATGCTTCTGATGAAGATTTTAAAAAAGATTATTCTGAAGCTCTTCAAAATTTAAGAGAACAAAGTGGGTATTTAAGCGAAAACAGTGAAGTTCTTTTACGTAATATCCAAATTATTTCTGGTGGTGCAGGAAAAAAAGATGTTAGAGAAATAAATCAAACAAATCTTTTTGATGTTTTTTTGTCTATGCCTTTTATTACAACAGGAAAGTTGACTACTTCATTAGCTTTAGCTAAGTTAGGAAACAAAGAACTTTCTAAAAAAGTTATTACTAAAAATATTCTTGATGATACAAATCCCCAATCTGCTACTGGGGTAAAAAATACAGATAGTATTGATGACTCTATTGAGGAAAGTTTACCTGATAGTTTAAATCCAAATTTTAATGCTATGGATATTCCAGGTATGCCAGTAGTGCATAGAGAGTTAACAGAAATTAGATTAGCAAGTGAAAATATTAAAAACGAATTAGGTAATTTATCTAGATTTACACCAGATGAACTAGATGGTTTAGTTAGTAGAGAGTTAGAAAGAGTAACAAATTTTAACAGTAAACGTATTATACCTATTGAAATATTTAAACCTGATCTTGTTTTAGAAAAAGGTATTCCAATTATAACAATGGCTTTAGGAAAAGCTAATGGAAGTTTGTTTAAAAATACAGACCAAGCAACTAAAGCTGCTAAACGTATGGGTTTAAAAAATTATAAAATTGTAAACACTAAAGATAAAGGTTTACCACAAGGAGCATATATAAAACTACGACATAATGCTAATGAATCTAATATCTATAAAAATTTTAATGAGTCAGAAGTTAATGTTAAATTTCCTATGCTTCATTTTTTAAGAAGCCCTGATTCGTATAATCCTGAAATTATTACTGATTTTGCTGCTGCTTCTTCTTTTAATAAATCTAAAATTTTTAAAGAGTATAAAAGAATACAAGATAAATTTCAAGGGTTATCTCGTACCCAAAGAAAAAGAATAGATGAACTTACTATTTATGGAAACGAAAATAATAAATGGTTAAATAACGATGAATTTTTATTGAAGTACCATCAAAATTACAAAGAGCTTCCAACTCAAAAAGAACTTGTAACTTATTTTGCTCAAAAAGAATTACATGATTTAAACTATGAAGTTTTAAATTGGGCTGAGAAAACTAAACTAGTTTCTAAAGGGTATACTGCTGCTACTATTAGAGGATCAGCGTTTACTTTTCAAAATCAAATTGTTAAACAAGTAGATGATGTAGCTAATACTAAGTCAGCTATTGTTTACAATGCAGACACAGATGAAATTTTACTGGGTGAATACATTTCTTCAGCAGGATTAAAAGAAACATTAAAAGAAAATAATCAAATACTTTATAAAACTTTTGATAACGTAGATAACCCACAACAAATTCAAGCTAACTATATTATTACTAAGAAAGGTAATGTTAATACATACGAAATGGGAAACATTATTCCTTACCAAGCTGGTGGGCCTAGAGCATACGATGCGTATTTTTTTATTAAACAATTTAATACTAAACAAATTGTTGCAAAAAATGGTGAAAAACGTACTGTTATAGCAAACCCCTCAACTTTAATTGCAGGAAGGTCTAAAACAGAATTAAAAGAAGCAGTTCAAAATTTAGAAAAAGCAAGACTGTTAGCAAAAGAAAATGAGTTAACTGACGATTTAGTATCTGAGTTAACTCCTTACGCTACTTTACAGGAATGGAACTCAGCAATACGAAGAAATGAAATTAATTTAGATAACCCTTTTACAATTGTAAGAGACAAAGAATCTCCTCAAAAAAGTGCAGGAACTACTCTTGATGAAAGTGGAATGTATGATATTACAACTGAAAGGACTAGTGTTTTTGGAGGCAATGACGCACCTGGAAGATTGTTAATGTCTAGAAGGGGTAAACAACTTTATGGGTCTGATTATAATAAAGCTAAAATTATAGCTCCTATGGACCTTATTCAAGATGTAGCTGAAAATTTGTTACACACTGCATCTTTCACAAACTTTCAAATAAGCAGTATTAACAGGTGGTCACAAACTTATAAAGGATACTTGCGTACTCCAGAAGGTTCTTTAAAGTCAGGCGATCAATATTTTTTTCAAGAGCCAGTATTTAAAACAGATGTTCCTGAGTCTATAAAAAATCAAGCTATAGCTTCACGTACTGCTATTAAAAGAATACTAGGACAAGATACTACACATAGTATGGCTTGGAAAACTGCTGTAAAAGGTCTTGCAGATTGGGTAGACAATAAAGGGTTAGGTAAAATAAGTTCTAAAATTTTAGATGGACAAAGTAAAGACCCTATTAATGCTTTAAAAGGATTAGCATTTGATTTAAAATTAGGTTCTTTTGATATTTCACAATTAGTTATACAAACGCAAACAATAGCTGCAATGTCTTTTTTACGTAATCCTGTTACTGCTGGTAAATTTGCGTATGAAGGTTCTTTGTTGCGTTTAACTCATGTTAACCAAAGTCCAGAACTTACAAATTTTCTATCTAAAAAATCAGGGCTACAGCCTGAAGAATTTAAACGTATGTCAAACGAATTAAAAGAGGGTGGTTATTTAGATGTAAATGGGGAATTAATTTTAACCGATCATCATTCAGCCCATGTGTATGGTAAAGTAGGAAGCACTGTAAGTAATATTAGAAATTTAGGTAGGATGCCTTTTTATGAAGCTGAAAGATGGAACAGAGCTTTTGCGTATAGAATGGCATGGGATGATTTTACTAAAATAAATCCTTCTGTAAAAATTCAAGATAAACTTTTAACAAATGGAGAAGCAAGAAAGTTTTTAGCTGGTAAAGTTAATGATTACACTGTTGCAATGATTAACTCTTCTGCTGCTGCTTACCAAAAAGGTATCCTTGCTGTTCCTGCACAGTTTATGTCTTACCAAATTAGGTTTATGGAAAATATTTTACCAGCAGCGTGGGGTGGGTCTAAAAGATTTACAAGCCAACAAAAAGCTAGATTAGCTTTAAGCCAGTTAGTTTTGTATGGTTCTGCTGGAATACCCTTTGCAAATTATGTAGCTTCTTCAGCACTTCAAACAGGAGCAGTAAATATTGAAGGGGAAGAAAATGAATTTGTAAGTGAAGTAGGGCAAAGGTTAGTTTTAGGAGGTTTAATTGATGCTACTATTTATGCAGCTACAGCAGGAAAAGCTGATTTAGCTTTTTCAGATCGTGCAGCTGTAGCCCAAGGTGTGCAAGGGTTTATTGAAGATATTTTTGGTATGGGTTTATACGCTAAATCAACCGCAGATATGTTATTTGGTGCAGCAACTTCAGTAGGTGGGCAAGTTGTTTCAGATTCTTACCAAGCTTTAAAATTTGCTACGTTAGCAGCAACATCTGAGCAAGTAGGAATAACAGAAATGACTCCTTTAATTGCTAAAACTTTAGCTGAAAATATGTCTTCAGCATCAAGAATAATGAGAGCTTATTATGTTTTAAAATACGGTACATTTTCAAGTCAAGAAACAGGAAAGTTGTTAACTAAAACAAACTCAACAGAAGCTATGGCTGCTTTACTTGGTATCCCATTACGAGAAGTAGCAGATTTAAATCTTTTAAATTATTCAATGAAAAATAAAAGTAATTTTTTAAAAGAAAATGGAAAGATTATTTTAAAATTAAGAAATGAAGCTTTAAGACATTTAAGTAAAGATGAGATAGACCAATATAATTTAAAAAGAAAAACTTCAATGGGTTTACTACAAACTTATGGAGTAGAAGATCGTTATGAAATTTTAAAGTGGGTAAATAACCAAGCACAATCAAAAAGCATTGTGCAAGGATACAGGGATAATTTTATGAAAAAATTTCCTAACGGTATCATACCAGAATTAAGAGAGTAAAGGTAATATTATGGCAACTAATGTATTTCAAAAAAGTTTAAGTGAGTATAGCGCACCTGGAATTGGTTCAATAGGTGGTGGGCGAAGTAGTGCATCTACACAAAGTCCTAATTTAGCTGTAGCGGCAATGAATATAGCTGCAAATGTTGCACCATTAGTAATAAACCAAATGGAAAAAAGTAATATTACTGAGTTAAATAAAAATGTTTCTCAAGAATTGTTTAAAATTTATGAAGCAAAAAATCAAGGACTCCTTCCTCCTATACAAGCAGAAACTCAATTACGTAATAAAGTTTTAGAATTTAAAAAAAATAACCCTGAGTATTTAGGGGAAATAGACGCAGTTGTTAAATCTACGTTAGGGTATAACCCAATCCAATCTGAAATGTCTGCTCAAGGAAAACAAAATATTGCTGCTCAAACATTAGGGTATGGACTATTTCCTACTGGAAAAGATGCTGAAGGAAACCCTGTAACTCCAGAGATGGCAATGGAAGCAGGGTTTGAAATGCAAGCAAAAGCTAGAAGAGCAAATGCTGCTGTTAAAGCTTTACAAATAAATAAATCTAATAAAGAAGCTGCTCAAATACAGTTAACTAATAAATTAGGAACGCAATTTGTTAATCAGGCAATAGATAATGCATTCAGAAATCTAACTATAGATATAGGTAAAGTTAGTAGTAGTATTAATGACCCAGATAGTTTACAACAATACTCATCATTACTGAAACGATATGAAGATTTAATAAATAATATGGGAAGTAATATTCAAGGTCAAGTAACAGATGTTTTAGCTAATAACCCAGACTTATATGGAATGTTTGACCAGCAAACTATAGTAAAAAATGTAATGGCACAGTTTGATAGTACAACTAAAAGATTTTTTGAGGTTATTAAAAATTCAAGAGAAAATGGAACATTAAAACAAGTAACAGATGCATCAGATTTGTTATCTAAAACTTTAGATATAGAAATACAACAATCTATGCCTGTTGCATATATGTTAAGTAAACTTTCTAAGTATGAAGGTATGAAACATTTTTTAACTCCTGAGTTTTTAGGTGGTATGACAGGACCACAACTTAGAAAAGAACTAACTACTGCCGTAGGTAAAACTCTTTTTAATGAATCACCAGAAAATGTGGAACCTCAAAAAGAAACTTTAAAAAATGTAATAGATATTTTAGGTGGAGATCAAACACTAGAAGATTTAAAAGATTTAAGTGTAGAAGATAAACAAGGTTTAATAAAAGCAATGGGTGGGTTTGTATCTGATGCTTTAGCAAATCATACAACTTTTCAAATGGGACCAAGACAAGATTTAGATATGCAAGAAGGTTCGGTGTTTAATGCTATGAATCAATTATTTGAAGTAGTAGGACAAAGTAATATTACTCGTTCAAAAAGTATAGCTAATGTAGCAGACCAAATTGATAATAATTTTATACAATTTATTAAAAAAGCAGGAGATCAATCAAAAGCAGATCAAACAGCAGACAAAGCTGTTAATGTATTACATAAACATTATCGTATGCATATGGCTGATGTAGATAGTTTTAATATATCTCCTTCTTTAACCACAAAAGGAACTGACCAAACTTTTGTAGCGTTTAATACTGCTACAGGAAAATACCAACTTAGGGAGCTTACAATAGCTGATTTAGATAAAAATAATACAGCAGAAATGGGTGCATTTAGAAGGGCAAAACAACAAGGATTAACTGGGTCTGACGCAATTTACAAAGCTAAAGGAATTTCTCAAAAGTTTCATAATGCTCAAGCTAATACAGCTAATGGCATAATTGATAAGTTGTGGAATTTAAAACAATACCAAAAAAGTATAGGTAAATTTAGTTCTAAAGCTGAATTTGCAGATGGTTTAAATCAGAGTAATCTTAACCTTAATATTCCTTATACTACAGGAAGTAAACCTAATAAAAATAATTTAAGTTTACTTCTTTCTATGTCAGATGCAGAAAACTTTAAAGCTGAACAGAAAAAAAATGAAGATTTATTAGTAAGTATAGGTAAAAGAATATCTGGTTATGAAAGACGGTTAAGGTTTGGGCAACCAGAAGACCAAACAACTATGAGTCCTAATGATGTAACTGTAGGAGGAGAGTTATCTCCTGCTAGTGATGCAGGAATACCCAATACAACTCCTTCTAATACAATGGGTGGGGATATTGATCCTGGGGTTTTACCTGATGAAACTACAATGGATGCTGGAGATGAAGTTGACCCAAGTAATCCTGAAATTCAAAATATATTTAAAGAAAACCCACAACAAGATGAAAAAAGTTTTAGAGCTAGAGTGCAAGAAACTTTTGGGAATATGTCAGATGATTTTATGACAATACTATTTGATAAAGCAACAAATTTATTTCAAGGAACTTCAGAAAAAATAAAAAGGATACAGCCAGTGAGTTCAATAACTAAAAAATTTACAGACGCAGCAAAAGATAGAGATATTTCTATTAATGAAAATCAACTTAAATTACTTTCAGCGGCAATAGAAAAAGCTGAATCAGGAGGTGAAGGAGATAATGCAAGAACAGTAAAAAATCCAACATCATCTGCTACAGGATTTTTTCAAATAACTAACGCTACTCGTAAAAGTGCATCTCAAAGTATTATAAATAGATTTACAAATTCAGGAAATAAAGAGGATATTCCAGAGTGGGTAATAGATGCTAACAAATCTAAATCTATAGATGACCATGTTTCTTTTATAGGTAACTTAACAAGAGAACAACAAGAAGAATTATTTTTTGCTAATCTTTTTGAAAAACCTGGGAGTGACAAGATTTTTAAACGTATTGTAGCTAGTAACTTTGAAGATGATAATGCGCTTGCAGATTTGTATATGAAAATTCATCACACTGAACCTTCAAACAAATTAAAACAACATTTTTTAGTTGCTCTTAGACAAGTTAAAAGGGATTTATAAATGCTACCAATACTAGGACCACTTGTTTCAGGTTTATTTGATGTAGGTAAATCGTACCTTAAAAATAAAGCTGAAGAAAAGCAAGCTATACATGACCGTAAGATAACTCAAATCAAACAAGAAGGTGATTGGGACGAGATACAAGCTCGTAACAGTAACAACTCTTGGAAGGATGAGTACCTTACGATCATATTAACTTTACCTTTCGTAGCTATGTTCTTAGCTGTAATCTTTGAAGCAGATGAAATGTTGATACGATTTAAACAAGCGTTTATGGTGCTTGATGAAGACGTACCTAGTGAGTATTGGTATTTACTTAGTGTTGTTGTTGCTGCTTCCTTTGGAGTTAAAAAAGTTATTGATGTTATTAAAGCTAAGAAGAAGTAGATTTTTTATTTAAAGCTTTAAATTCTGGAGCTAACCACTTAGGGTATTCAATACCTGTGTAATCGTACAAAGCTTTAGTAGCTTTATGCCACTCATCCCTTTGTTTTACAGAAGGTAAATTAAACCCTTGCATATGCATAGAGTCTAACCAAGCACTGTAAATTTTACAATAATCAATTAAAATTTTATCCGCTTTTTGCATATTTTAATATATCTTTTTTAAGTCTTTCTAAGTACACAGCAAAGTCTAAGGCTTCTTCTATAGCATGGTCAATCCATTCACTAGTACCTAAGTCTGTGCGTTCCATTGTACAACCATACTTTTGCATACCTTGTTGGCTACGTGTGTGCATACGATCTATAACTGTTTGAACAACTGGGTCTTTATCTTGTTCCATAAGTAAGTCCTTTACTTTTTAAGTTTCCAATAAATATATTTACCATTGATAGCAATTGATTTAGATTTAAAGTCTACCTCTTGTTCTCCTACATAATGCCAAGTGTACCCTTTGTCAAGGTCTTTGGCTGCTTGGTCAAAAAATTCTGAATTAGTTTCTATAAATAAAATTGGGATAAGTATTAGTAACATAGCCATTAGCCACACTCCTTTTGTCCTGTCTCTGGGTCAATAAAACAAGCTGTACCATCTTCAACTGTGTCTTCTATATCTTCTACCTTATTAAGAATACCATAGCGTTTACCAGCTAATCTAAACGTAGTAACTCCTTTCAGTTTAAATTTCCAAGCATTAAAGTAAACATCTTTAAACTCTTCAAATGAAACAGCATCTCCTACGTTAATAGTTTTAGACACCGCACTATCTACCCAAGGTTGAACAGCGTGTTGCATTGAAAGATGGTCTTGTACTGATAGGGTATCTGTCGTATCAGATTTTATATTGTGATAATTGTATACGTAATCTTTTAGTTGCACTACTTGTGGTCCTAACTCTGTCTGTACAGTACGGTTAATTTCGTAAGCAAATACAGGCTCAATACCTGATGATACATTGTCTGCTGTAAAACTAATTGTACCTGTTGGTGCAATAGAAGTCAAGTGACTATTTCGCATACCTTGTTTAGATATTTTTACTTGTAAATCTTCAGGGAATTTCTTAATAAAATTTCCTATTGGGTACTTACCTTTATCGTACAAAGGAAAGCAACCTTTTTCAAGTGCAAGATCAGAGCTTGATTCATAAGCAACTAAGCAAAGAGTTTTCATAATTTTACGTGTAAACCTTGGCCCTTCTCTATACTTGTAGCCACATAAAGTAATAGCATTAGCTAATCCTGTAATACCTAAACCCATTCTGCGTTTTGCTTGCGCTTCTTCTTTTTGAGCAAGAAGAGGATAATTAGTTCGATCAATAACATTGTCCATTGCCCTCACTACATGGGGAATATCATCTTTAAAGAAATCAAAGTTAAACTTTTTATCTTTAACATATTTAACTAAATTAAAACTGCCTAACAAACAAGCACCGTAAGGTGGAAGTGGTTGTTCACCACAAGGGTTAGTAGCTTCAATAGTTTCACAATAGTACAAAGGATTATCGTTGTTAATCTGGTCTAAAAACAACACACCTGGCTCTGCCCAATCCCATGTGCTACGCATAATCTCATCCCACAAAGCAGAAGCATCTATTTGTTTATAAACCTTACCCTCAAACTTTAAACTAAAGGGTTTGTTATTGTGAACACACGACATAAATTCATCTGTTACACCAACAGAAATATTAAAATTAGTAAGCTCATTTTCATTACGTTTAGCTCTGATAAATTCTTCAATGTCAGGGTGGTCTACCCTAAGTACACCCATCATTGCTCCTCTTCTGTGTCCTGCGGAAACGATTGTTCTACACACTGCATCAAAAATTCGCATAAAAGAAACGGGACCAGAAGCACTACTATCAAGACTGACAATGCGATCACCGGCAGGACGGATACGGCTAAAATCGTAACCGATACCACCGCCACGCCGCATTGTTTCAGCAGCTTCTTTGGCCCTGTCCATGATACTGTCCATAGAGTCTTCGACAATTCCACTGACAAAGCAATTGTACGCCGTAACATTTCTAGGGCTTCCCATCGCTGATTGAACTCTACCGGCTGGCATAAATCGTTGTTCTTGGAAAATGGATTTAAGCTTTTGACGATGCGCTTCGTTGTCAGCCATTGCTGCTGCATTACGAGACACACCTTCTTCAAAAGATTCATTGGGTAATCTGTATTTAGTTGCATGAAGTTCCTCACATTCTTTAACTTGGGGTCCGTAGTTACTCATTGAAACAAATCTCCTAGTGTTGGTTCTTTATAATTATTACTTTTCTTAACCTTCCCATACTCATTATACACAGGATTGCCATTATCGTCAAGCTTAGATAAATTGCTTGCGTGTACTCTGTTAAAAGCAACATCAAAATCTACATTATATAATTCATTTAAAGCTACAAGTGTACCACTTAATACATATTGTAAGTCACATAACTCTTTTAGTAAATTTTCCCACAATTTACTAGGTACTTTTTTACCATAATGAACTTCAAGAATTATATCTTGTAAGGCTTCTTTAACCTCTAAAGCTTCTTCTGCTATTAGTTTTTGACGTAACTCTAATAGACTTACTCTTGGTTGTGAATTTATATCAAGCAAAAAAGCATTGTGAAACTCTTGTACTTTCATTTCTCTAGTGCGGTATTGGGGATACATCGGCATCTTCTTCCTCTCTATTCATACTTTTCATGGTTAATTTAATACAGTCATATAGCACATTTTTACTTACTTCATCTTCTGATAATTCCATTTCTCTTGTTAATCTAAGAACTAAATTCATACGATTAACTAAAGGATCAGGATTATAAAATAATTCAAAGTTTGTGTATTCTTCTTCGTTAGTCTGTGGTTTCTTTTGAAAAAACAAAACGATCCTTTCCTTTCCTACTATAATCTTTTTTGTTTCGTACAATCTTTTGTTGGTATAAAGGATTACGCAAAGCTAAAGCAAAAACATTACGTTTCTTCTTCAATTGTTTCTGTAATCCCGGTAAAGTTTTTTTCTCTTTCATCTTCATAATCCGTAAAAAAGAAACCTGTGTCTAAATTTATTAATTCAAAGTTAGATATGTTTTCTTTGATAAGACACTTGTATGTATCATAAATATCTTCAGAAGACAAGTTTAAAATTTCTACAATTTCTTCTGCTGTGTACCTATCACAAATAGCATACTTAACTTCTTCCTCATCATATTGAAGCATAACTATAGTCCTTTATTAAGCTAGATAGTCTAATAAAGGTAGGATCAAAGTCTCCATTATGGACGTTTCTTTTGTGAACTATACCTCTCCAATGATTATTTCCTTGTGGACCTTTATATTTTTCATCATCTAAATAACTAGCTCCACAAGTTATAGACCACATCATACCTTTATCATCAGCCCAACCAGTACTAATATCTAAACAAGGTCTATGTCCTTGTGTTACTGATACTTTTGTTTGATCTAAAGAAACTTTACTAGATGCTTTAGGGTTAGGGCTGTTCCTATTCTGGACATAGTGTACATATTCAACACCGTCTATAATTACAGGGGTTAAAAAATCGTATACATTAAATCCAAAATCTTTTAATTTAAAATTATCGTAGCTCAATGTCCCTTCTAAAATAGGGTTAGCATTAACGTGCCGCATAATTCTTTCTTCATGGTTGCCAATTGTAAAATGCATTTCAGGTTTATATTTTTTCTTTTTGTGTTTAACGCAATGGTTATTATGTTTTTCTATAGGAGCTAACAATAAATGTAAAGCATTAATGCCAGAAGTAATGTCATCTTTATACCTTGCCCCTTCTGCATTTTTAGTACCTCTATCATAGCTACTAAGACTATGCATATCAAACCAATCTCCTATGCATACTATAACTTCAGGTTGATATTTAATAATATACTCACCAATAGCAGGAAGGTGAGTAGTATTAGAATTAGGTTTAATTTGCATATCGAATATTACTAAGTGATCTCTCATCGGAACCATTCCTTTGGTATTTCTTTATCTGCAAACAGATAGTTATGTTTAATGCACCATGCACCGTAAGTTGTGTTACTTCCTTTGTATAGTTTAGCTTTTGAATTAGAAAATACAAACCTTATATCTAACCCAGGATTTTGTTCTTTAACTAACAAATGTTTCCTTCTATCTTGTGAAATAAATCTTCCTTTAGCTTCTATAATAATACCATTAGGAAGAATAAAGTCAGGAATATAGTTATGTTTAGAAATATAAGAAAGTTTAATTGATTCATATTTAAATTTTATCTTTCGTTTTGTTAATTGTTTTGCAATACGTTCTTCTAATCCACTACGAAATTTCGTAGACATCGGGTTCCCTTTCAACATGAGCTAAAAATCTAGGTCCAGTACTGTATAAAAAAGTACGAAGCCCTTGCCCATCGTTAGCATCAGCCCAACAGGTATGTTTATAAGGGCAGTAAGAACATCCAACAGCAAGTTTTTTATTACCTGACTTACCATCAGCAATTGGGTCATAACATTTTTTAACAGGTGGTTCTGGTTGAGCTATAACTTTCTTTATATTTTTAATTCTAGCAGGAACATCAATTTTATCTTGGACTTCCATGTAAGTTATATGCCCTAGTTGTTTATCCATTACTAAGAAACCAGCTTCTTTACATTTTTCAGCATACGCATACCCACTGATTTGAGCAATGTAGCCAAATGGGTCATCCATTGCAAGAGTACCTTCTTTAAATTTCTTAAAGCTAAATGAAGATGCACTTTTAACGTCAACCATAACACCATTAATTTTACAGTCAATATGCCCCACGATACCGTCAACTTCAACTTTATCCTGCTCATTAGTAACTTCATAATCTGCTTCCTTAACTAGATACAATAGCAAACCTTCTATTATATCTCCAAATAAAAACTTTAGTCTTGTGTTAGGTTCTAAAATTTCACGTTCAGTACTATTAAGTTCATACCACAACTGTCTATCTTTTTTACCTAAGTTAGACATACGTAATGTGTTTTTAATTTGACGGTTATCAGGATGTAACTGTTTAATTACAGCTTGTTTAATGTGTTCACCTAACAATTCAAGATTGGTTTCATTAGGGACACAACCTGAATCTATTAATTTGTAAACATCTTCTATTAAATTTTTTAAATTATTTTTCATTCAAGAAACCTTTCTAAAAATTGCTAGTTTACCACCTCTCACTAGCACCCAAGGACGTTTATGCTAACCCGTCACTCGCTACCTTGGCCCAAAGTAACACGTTAAAACTAAGAAGCTATATCAAAATCTTTCATGATATCTTCCACTGTATCTTCTTCACCTTCATCTTCAGTATCATTTGACATACCGCCAAACTCTACTACATGGGTAAGCATAACGCCGCCTAACCCAGCAAATGTACCAGGGTAAGTAGCAGTGTAGGCTTGTACTTTAACATCACCTTCACTCCCATTACCTACAATATTACCATCAACAGACTCACCTTTAGTGTTCACTACAAAAGGTGGCCGTGCTGATTTACAAGTAATAAACATACCTCGTTCATCATCTTTAGTGCGAACCCTTTCACCAAGACCCATCTCTTGAAGAGATTTAATTTGGTCTTTGTTAAGGTTGCAAAGATCAACAGTATATTTACCAGCCATTTCATTTTTCTTGGCAAGGAAAGGCCAGTAAAGAGTAACGCCTTTGATAACTTCTGTGCTTGTAATAGCCATAGTATGTAGTTCCTTTCTTTAATCTATAACCTAGTATAACTAAGTTATTTTTGTGTGTCAACTATTTTAATGAGTTTCGTACCAGTTTTTTCCAATTTTATATTCACCATCCATAGGGCAGTTTAAATTAAAATATTTTCCTGCGTCTTGGATAGACTTAACAATAATTTTTCCTACTTCATCAGCATCTTCCTTTCGTACCTCAACTTGAAATTCATCATGGACAACAGCAACTTGTTTAGCTTGTAAGTTTTTTTCTTGTACTCGTTTATGCCACAGTATCATAGCGTACTTCATAATGCAAGACTCTGCACCTTGAAGGTAAGCCGCCAATGCAAAATGTGCAGATTTTAATTCAATCTTTCTACCATCTAAACCTTTTAGTCTTCCAGATTTAGCTGCATTTGCTGCTCTTGTTTTGAGTGCCGCGAGGGAAGGTAAAGCAGATAAGAATTGGTCTTTAACCCTCCTTCCGAAAGCACTGTCACCCCCACAGATAAGTCCGACTCGTTCATCTCCTGCTCCGAGAAGCCAAGCATAAATAAAAGTTTTCGCAGTATCTCGTCCTGACCATTTACCTGTCGATTCATTGTACACCCCTTTGTCAATACCCATTGCTTCTAAATTTTTAGTGTGTATATCTCCATCTACTACTTCTTTAGTGTAAACAGGATCGTTCATGTAATGAGCTAATACACGTAGTTGTATACCAGATGCATCACAACCTAACAAAACATGAGTGTTAGGATTTGCTACGGTATAACATTCTCTACATTCCTTTCCGAAAGGGGAAGCAATTCCAGGAATGTTAGCCATATTAGGTGAGTTGTGTGCCATCCTATGTGTGATAGCACCAATAGAAAACACATTACCATGTACTCGATTGTCGTTTCCAAGAGCATCTAACCATCCTTCCACTTCTTTGTACCTAGATATATACATAGCATAATCACCTAGCTTACGTAAAGATTGAGGAGCATCACTGCGTATTGTGTTAAAGTTTTCTTCACATAACTGCCACATATACCTTTGTTTTTCTTGGTACTGTTCTTTAGACACTTCTTTATTATGTAGTTTTTCTGTAAGTTTTTTATACCCTTTAGTTCTAACCGTAGGATGCCAATAAGGTTCTAGTCTTTGAACTTTTTGTTTAGGTGATTTTAAATCAAAGTCTTGCCACTCAAACAAACTAAATGGACCAGCTACATCAATGTACTTGTCACCATACATACGTAACCCTACTCTAGATAACTCCCCCTTTTTTGTGTACTTAGGAGAAACTTCTTTAATAAATTTCAATGATGGATGAACTTCAGATAATATTTCCCTTTCTAATTCATTAGCTTTGTTATGAAATAAGACAAAGAGTTGATGAGCTTTCTGCACATCCAAAGCAAACCCATACTCACGTTGGTTTTCTAGTAAGTACTGAGTGTAGTGTTCAATTACTTTTGCTTTTTCGCTTCCGTACTCTTTGCCTTCTAATTTTAAATAGCAAGCTACCTTATAGGTCAACTCAACATCATTGATACAATAGTCTAACATTTCTTCTGTGTATTCAGAAAAGTTTTTATAGTCTAACTTAGGAAACTTAAGTCTATGCCCCCATGCTTCAAGAGAATGACCACCTAACCTAGAGTAAGACTGAAGCCTGGATACAAGTAAAGTGTCTGTAATGCGGCTAGGTCTAATAGTTATATTAAGTAATTTTTTTATAACTTTAGCATCATAAGCTACAAAATTATGTCCAATCCAATGATCTACTGTGTCGGAAAACTCTTCAAATTTATGTAAGGTATCGGGAGTAAAACTAATTACTTCTCCTGTGTTGTAATCTTTACATACAATACACCATATCTGAGTTACATTATACAATAAACCATCAGCTTCTATGTCGCAGATAACTGTACGTTTAGGCATTAGTCCTCTCTTTCTTCTACTTCGCTTAGTCTACCAGTAAATTGATCGTAATGCAATCGGGAAGTTGGTCCTGTCATACCACTGTATCGGTTCTTTAACACACGCAAGAGAGTTGTGTGCCTTTCACGTTCATCATCTGCCTGTCCATTTCGCTCCAATCCGATAACGATATTGGATAGCTGCCCAATTCCTGCCGTGCCTCGTAGATCAGAGAGGCTTGTCTGACCGCCTTCTTCAAGAGGTTTTGTCGTTTGTCTTTTGGTGTGGCAGACTGCAAGTAAGCATATATCAAGTTCGACTGTGAGTGCTTTAAGATTGTGTGCGATTTCATCTAACATCTTCCTTTCATCACCTTGTCTATTAGATACCATAAAACTTAGGTGATCTAATACAACCAGCTTGCAATCCAAACCTTTAGCTAAGTACTTAATCTTATCAGCTATATAATCTAAATTGTTATCACGCCAGCTATCGTTAAGAGTATGGAGCCTGTCTGTACCCCATGTATTTTGAAAAGCTTCTCGTTTCTCTTGGTCAGTTATTACTGTATCAGGTAAGTGTAAAGGTTTACTGCACTCAACTGAAGCAATACCCATTGAAGTTTCCCATGCTGTTTCTTCAAGGTAGATAATACCTACGTTGTGATCTGTAGTTTTAAGACAGTGGTGTGCAATCTCTCTTGTAACTTGTGTCTTACCCATCCCTGAACCAGCAGTTAGGACAATAAACTCAGAGCTTCTTATACCGTAGGTTAGTTGGTTAAGCTGAGTCCAAGGATAATTAAATACCGCAGTTGCTCTTGGCTGTTGGGCAATCTCCCACATCTTATCAAACCCAGACAGTATATCATCAGGTCTGTACTGTTCTGCTTGCCACCAAGCTACACTAAACTCTTGAACTTTATCTTTAGTCAGGTAATCTCCAGCATCTTTTAAGTTAAGCTTAATGATCTTAGATTTTTTAGGAAATAAAGATGCTACACTTCTAGCGGCTTTCTTACCTGGTTCATCATTGTCCATACAAATAATGATACTATCAAAGCTATCTAACCATTCAAAGTTTTTCTTACAGTCACTGTACGCTGTTGTAGCTGACCGCACACCAACAGTAGGAAACTTAGAGCCATTCATTTGAAAGACAGACAAAGTATCTATCTCACCTTCACAAACTGTGACATATTTACCATTAGATGTAAACTTATCCTGACCAAACAACACTGTGTTTTTAATATCACCTTCAACCCTAAAAGATTTATCCATAACTTCACGGATTTTATATGCAACCTTGTCACCATCAGAAGTACAGTAAGGATAGTAATGCGTAGTTACTACACCATTGGTTAGCTCAAGCCTAACATCAAAGTGAGCAACAGTATCTTTAGTTAGTTTCCTATCATTTAAAGGACCAATGTAAGTTCCTTCAGTATTAGATAGTTTAGGTTTAACATCAAATGTATCTTCAATGTTAGACACAATCTCGACAACATTCATATTATCATTTCCTTTCTTGGTATAAGTTTCACAACTGTAACAATAATAACTGTTTTCATACTCCGCATTAGCATCTGAACTACCGCATTGTTCACAAGCAACATGACGTATAAACTTTTCTTTTGTGTGAGGGTGCTGCATTAATTTAACTCCTCATCATATGTTCTAGATATAAACTCGTTAGTTGTACTATCTTCAGAGATTGAAGAGTGTACTTTATCTAAACAAGTAGAACAAGGTTTAAATGATTTAGATTTATTTTCATACTTAACTTCTTTAGGTAATAAAACTCTATTACAAATATAACATCTCATAATAACACCTATTTATAGTTATTAAATTTAATATTAGTTACAGAGTCTTTCCATTCTTCTATATATTTATATTTATTATTAGCATTAATAATATAATTATATGACTTACTTGCCTCTGCAATTATCCATACAGGTTTTGTAAAGTCAAGATTTTTTACATGATTTAATTTTGAATTATCAATTAATCCTAACTTTCTACTATCCATAAGTACCCACAAATTATACTTACCATTCAAACACTTACGAATTTCTCTTGTTTTTTTACGATAGATTTTTTTCATTCTAAATACTCCTTGTCTACTCTTCCTAAACTATCATAACAATTATTGCAAGGTTTTTCTGTGTAACCATAACGATCTGTAATTTCTACTACCCCAGTACCTAAACAAACTGGACATTCATAATCTTTTACTATTGTAAATATAATTTCTTTCATAACATCCCTTTCATTATATGCTTTATTACATCAACTGTAAAGCCATTTCCTAACATTTTATACCGTTGAGTATTAGACACATGATTAGTGTAGTTGTCAGGTACTGTCTGCAATCTCTCACATTCAATTGGGGTAAGCTTACGCCATGTAGTTGTA